TTCGGAAGAAATAGGCATAACTTCGGAAGTTATTGCAATAAATGGGGAAGGAATTTTGCTCCAAAAACACCCGAAAAGTGCCATTTTTGAGGGGTATTTTGCCCCACTATTTTTCATGTTTTTCAAGTAAAATTTCAAAAGGGGAATTTATGCCCATTATTTCGGAAGAAATGGGAATAACTTCGGAAGAAATACCCTTTTCTTCGGAAGAAATAATAATTATTGGGAAAGAATACCTCCAAACTTCGGAAGAAATACCCATTATTGGGGAAGAAATAGGTATAAATGGGGAAACAATTCCGGGAATGAAAAAGCCGAGCGAAATGCCCGGCTGTTGGTCTAAATGTAGAAGAAAATAGACGGCGTTAGTTGTCGTTTTCGGCGGCGAGCTGTTTCAGTCGTTCCTCTATCGTGGTGGTGACATCGCCCGATACCGACACCTCGGCGGATACAGACTGCATCTGCGGCGTGTGGTAACGTAGCAGCTTCTCCTGTATGGCCGCTCTGTCTTTGGCTTCCATCTGCATCATGTCGATTTCAAAATCAGAAATGATGAGCGGTTTGCCGTCCGGGTCGCTCAACGTAACGGTATTGTAGAGATTTCCGTCCTTGTCGCGAAATTCCAACGTGCGAGGGCTTCCGTCTATATTAGTCTGTGGCTTCGGCTCAAAGTATGACATAGACTGAGCGCGAAGATGCTCTTTGAGCGGATTGGGTTTGTTTGGAGTACCTTTCTGTCGGCCTCCTGTTTTTCGTCCTTGTGCCATGTAATCCAAAAGTTAAAGATGTGATGCAAAGGTAGGTGTTTACCTTTGCTCAATAATTATAACTTTTTAATTCAGACATAAACTATGGGCATACTTGGCAGTGCAATTGGCGGAGCGTTAGGCATTGGAGCATCAATCTTCGGTGGCATTTCCGCATCTAAGGCGATGAAGAAAGCCAAAAAGAATGTTGAGGGTGAACTCCGAGACAATCAGAATTGGTATGACCGCCGCTATAATGAGGACGCTACACAACGTGCAGACGCACAACGCATCCTCACAATGACAAATGACAATATCCGGCAACGTAACCAACAGGCTGCAGGAGCGCAAGCCGTGATGGGAGGCACGGATGAGAGTGTGGCAGCGACCAAAGCGGCCAATAATCAAGTCCTCGCAGATGTTACCTCGCAAATCGCAGTCAATGGTGAACGCCGTAAAGACCAAATAGAGGGCCAATATATGCATACAAAGTCCGACCTCAACGAGAAACTGAGAAACATTGAGATAGGTAAAGCAAATGCCGTCAGTCAAGCAGTGCAAGGTGTCGCACAGGCAGGTTCTAACATGGCAGGATTATTCTAAAACATTACACACAATGATAGACCCAAATAAACCAATCATAGATCCACGGACAACAGTCGTAGACGGAACTACACCGCCTACTACTGTTACTCCTACAGGTGGAACTACTCCACCGGCCACAACACCCGACAATGTTGTGCGCAGGGACGATACGCAGCCGGTTGTTCCAAGTGGAGGCTCGACAACGACCACAACCAAGACAACGACCTCTGTCCCTATATCCACCTCCATACCTGCTGAATATACCGCGAGTAGTTATGAAGAACTTATACCGCAGCTTGAAAAACGCATGGCTGAGTATAAGCCATTGTCGGAGGAGGAACTGAAGAAGTTGCGCCGACGTCAAAAGGTAGAGGGCATCATCAGCGGAATATCTGACGCAGCCCAATCTGTAGCCAATCTCATTTTCACACACCACTATGCGCCAAATATGTACAATCCCAAAGAAAGTATGTCTGCAAAGGCGAAAGAACGGTTTGACAAGGAAAAGGCGCAGCGTGAGGCCGATGCAGATAAATTCCTCAACTATGCCCTTACTATCGGCAAGTTGAAAGATGCCGACAAACAGAGAGGATTACAGGCATGGCAGACAGAACAGACCCTTGCCCGACAAGACCGCGCATTTGACGCAGGTAGAAAAGACCGTGACGATGATGTGGCATTCCGTAACAAAGACTATGACGAGCGTGTGCGTCAGTGGCAAGCCAACTTCGACCGTCAAGGCGAATGGCATAAGGAAGAGGGTCAGCGTTGGGAGCGTCAGTTCAAGGAGAGTGTTCGTCAATTCAATGTAAGTTCTTCACTTGAAAGGCAGCGCATCAACATCGCAGCTCAACAAGCCGCCCACGCCATGCAGCAGGGTCAAATGACATTCAACCTCGGTTCCGGCAACGGAAATGTTACTTTGACTATGGACAAACTCAACGCTCAGACAGTTTCACGTATCTATCACACGCTTCCTGCAAATGTTCGCTCACAAGTGCAGGGCGACCCGATTGTGCAGAATGGCTTTGTTGTTGGCTACAAAGAGCCGACAACCGAGGCCATGCTTATTGCCATTGGTGCAAACGTGGAAAGTTCTCCGGCCACGCAGAACGCAATCAGACAGGTTGCAGGTTTGGAGAAAGGTAACAAGCCCAAAGGATATTAACCCGATAAACATTATCTCAAAATATGGCTAATCCAAACGATAATTTACGCAGACTGTATCAAAACGGACTGAAACATTTCTCTCTGCCCGACTTTGATACTTTCCAACAGGACATGAGGGACGAGGAGAAGCGTAGACGGTTCTACACGAATATGCAGGAGGCATACTCCTTGCCCGACTTCGATACGTTCTCAAAGGATATTGGTGCGGTTATGCCGGAACCCACTCCTGCCCAAGCGCAGCCCGGGCAGGCCACGGCCACAGGTTCAACAGTCAAACCTATCACAGACAACACGGCGCAGCAAGCCACCGTGCAACCTGCCGCGCAGGGAATTAAACTCACTCCCATGCAGCAAATGGGCTTTCAGATGCAGATTGACGGCATGAACGCTCGCATGAAGCAGCAGAAAGAGCAGTTTGACCAACGCATGGAGGGCATAAAGAAAGGTAATAAGCCCGGTGCATTCATGGGCGAGCGTGAGTTCAACCCGACAACCGGCAAGATGGAAACCAACTACTACACTACGCAGGGTGAACGTGTTGGCTCTATGTTTGAACAGAGCCAACGCAACACAGAATACAATCAGTGGTGGGAAAACAACACCGAGGACGGAAAACGGCACAAGGAACAGAGGCTGCAACGTGAGTTTGACGAGCGTTTGGCAACTCTTTGGCAGCGTCATAACCCCACAGAGGGGGAAAATGCAGCAGAACAGGCATGGTCGGCAGCCGAGGCACGGCAGAAGGAGGCGGCGAACCGCATCGCGAGTGAGATTTACAGAGACCGAGGCGACGTCATGAGTAATGCCGCATTTCTTGGTGGACACGAGAACCACATCATGAACGCGGCAGAGAATACCCACCGTAAACAAGTGGCTCACTACACCAACTTCGACCTCGACCGTCTGATGAATGACTCGTGGGACAATCTTGGAGAGGAAGGACAGAAAGCACTCATTGACGATTGTTATAAGATGCTCCGCTACCGTAATCCGGGAGTGGATGAACTTGTGCTGTATAATCAAGCCAAAGAATTTGCCCGTCAGCAGTCAGACCTCAGACTTTATAACCTTGCTGTTGAGAAAAACCTGCCCAAGGGTAATCTTGAGTATCTCATGCGCAAGATTGGCGACATGAATATGATTGCCAATATATCCAAAGGTATTGCAGTATCATCTGCCAACGGAAAGACCGGCGACATGGCCGCATACGAAGCCGCCAACGAACAATACAGACAGGACGGCCACAAGATACTTGATGTAACCGGCACCGTTGCCGGATTTGCCCTCGACCCCACTACATGGCTGTCGGCAGGTGTCGGCAGTGCCGCTACAAAGGGCGCGATGTGGGCAGGTGGCCGTTATCTCGCAGGACGAGGAGCAACTGCAGCTGTTACCAATGCCGCCACCCGTCAATTTGCCACATCCATGACCGGGCGCATTGTCGGCGGTGTTGTCGGCGGTGCTGCCAACTTTGGCACATTTGAGGGTGTCAAAGAAATGGAAAATCAATTTGCCCACGGCGGTCATGTCGTAGGCCAGGACAAAACCGGCAAATACATCAACGAGGGATATTCCGCTGGGGCTGTGGCCGGGCAGTTCGGTCATGGCCTGTTGATGGGTGGTGCCATTGGTTGGCTTGGCCCCGTGTCGGGCAATGTTTCCGACAAACTCGTCAGAGGAACATCAAGCACAGTTGGCAAGGTTGCTACTCGCGCAGGTGTCTATACAGGTGCAACAATGGCCGAGGGTACAATCTTCTCCGTCCCCGAATGGATAGAGGGCGACCGTGACGGCTTTGACGTGTGGACTGACAACATGGCCATGATGGTAGGGTTCAAGGCCAAACACATGCTAAAGAGTGCCGGAGGTGTTCTTGGCGACCTCAAAGCATCATTTGACAGCCCTGCCAACGGAGCAAAGAACCGCCTCGACTTTGAGAGCAGACTGCGTATGCGCATGGATGCTCCTTCAGACGGCGGTATGGCACTGACAAAGGACGAGGAGGCCGAGCTGAAGCGTTATGGTTACGACCTGCGCGACCTTGTGGAGAGTGCCGAGCGCACCGGCGATGCTTCCGAGGGCAATATCATTGCAAAGGACGCTCCCGAAATCGTTAGCAGACTGACAGACATGGTAACAGACCCTCGTGTCAGTGAGGCCGCGAGAGCAAAGATGTATTACTATGCCACTGGCCGCAAACTCCCGATGTCTACCATTATGAAAGGTGAGCTTTACGAGGACGGCAAGGGTGGTTTCATCGTAGAGTCGCAGGGCGCAAATGGTGTTATCACCTCTCGTTCATTCAAGAACCGCAAGGAGGCCGACCTTGAATTGCAGCGCATCAACCGTCAGACCGAACTCAACAGCATAGAAATTGGCGAGCGTTATCAGCAGACAACCGATTTCGAGAAACGTTTACAGGATGCTTGCCGCACCGTTGCATCTGAAAACGGTTGGGACATGGTGGAAGTTTACCGTACCTGCGAAGAAGCACGGCGAAATTACCTCCGTGGCGGCGACAAGCAATTTGACGAGGCACAACAGAACATACTCCGCAAGGTTACGGACACAATGGGCGAATTTGAGGAAACCGGCGCGACCGATGCCATGCGTGGCCGCATCAACGAGAAATACGGTGTAGATATTGACGAGGCAATCCGTAAGGAGGCCAACCGCCGCACACAGGCCGAGCAGACTGCCATAGACGAGTATATAGATGAACTTATCCCCGACAAGGCAAAAGACCGACCTGTTGAGGATGCAGATGTTGAGGACATCACCAATCAGAAGAGTTTGCCCGGCGGCGAGGAAACTTTTGATGATGAATTTGACAACGAACCTATCGACCCTCGCTTTGACGGTGGAGAGGTTTCGCCCGACTACGACCCTCATCAGCCCGGTGGTGAGCAGAAACCCATTGGCCGTGCCGTTATGAAATACAAAGACCGTCCTGTCGAGGTATTGAGTGGCCGTGTTGTGATGATGGAGGACGGCACAATGATTGACAATGAACGCAGCGATAACTCTATTGTCATTCGCGACCTCTCCACAGGTGAGATTGAAATGGTTTCACCCGAAGCTATTCTTTCATACGAAGAATATGCAGCCTCATCAACTGAGGCTGAAACGACATCAGAGCAAGGTATAGCACCCGAAGCACCTGCCGAGGAACAACCAAAGTACACCTCCGGCCAAATCAAGATACGCAACTCTGACGGCACCGAAACGCGCGGTGTCCTTACAGGTTATGTAGACGAGGACGGAAAGCATGAGTATTATGTTGAGGGAGACCTGCAACATCTTCATTATGCTTCAGAGTTTGAACTCGACAACATTCTTTCAGACTATCAGCCGGACGCGCCGCAAAAACCCATAACGCCGAAAGACAGTCAAGGCAACGACCTTTCCGTAGGTGATGAGATAGTTCTGTCAGCCGGTCGCACAGGCATAGTCAGCGACATACAGCCCAACGGTGCTGTAACAGTAGACCACAACGGCGAGAGTGTGACCTATAATGAACAATTCGGCGACATTACTGCCACCGGGTTGCGCAAGGTTACGCCTACTCCTGTTGCAGAAGAAGCACCGGCCACTGTTCCCGAAACCACCGAAAACGTTCCCACATCTGCAGAAACAGGCGAAAATCCACCGATTTCTGTTCCCAATTCTACTGAAAATGGTAACAATGGCGGTGTAATTATTCCAACTGATGGCAACATTGGTGGGAAGAATATTCCTGATCCTGCGGTAGCAGCACCTCAGAATGAGGAAGCACAACCTCAAGCAGTAGAGCCTACACCATTGCAGCGTATTCCTCGCGATGAAAGTGGAGAACCTATCTTTGAGCAGGCGGACAGTCCCGAAACTGCGTGGGATGCGCTTGTAGAGTTTAGCGAGGGCGATGCGGCCACGGCCAAGGAGATTGCTGACACTATGGCCGAGGAGAAGCGCAAAGCCTTTGAAAAGGCACAGAAGCAAAAGCCAAAAGGCAAGACCCCGACCGAAATCCTTGCATCGAAGAAAGCCAACTCAGCCGAACTTGCAAAGGCTGAGAGCGAATATCTCCATTGGCAGAAGATGGCGAATGTGGAACAGAACCGTCAAAATGCTATCCGTTCACAGCAGGAGGCCGATGCTCGCCAACGTGCCGCTGAACGTGCAGAGGCAGAAAAGGCAGAGCGTGAGGCGCGAGAAGAAGCGGCCAGACTTGAACGTGAAGCATTGGAGGGTATTCCCGAATGGCACATGGACACACCCGAGAATGCCCGAAAGCGTGGTACACGCCGTTTCAACGGTCAGATGTTCACTCGTCAAGAGCCTATTCAGAATGTGCCTGGTAAAGAGGTTGAGGTCAAATTCTCACAGAAAGACCTCCCGAAAGGTCGTGTCGCTGTCATTGAGGCCGAGCAGTTGCAGCCCTCACACATACAGGGACAGCGCAATCCTATGTTCTTTATTGAGGAGGCACAGCCCAAGAACCGCTCCGAGGCCGTTTCCATGAACGCTGCAAGAGACATGGCCGAGGGCATCCGTCCGCAGGAAATCACCGGCAGCGCAACAGCATACACCGGCGCGCCCACAGTGAACACTCGCGGAGAGGTCATTCAAGGCAACAACCGCTCAGATGCACTCCGTTACCTTTGGCAGAATAATTTGCCGGAGCAACAGCAGACATACAAACAGTACATTCTCGACAATGCCGAGCAGTTTGGACTTGACACCGATGCCGTTGGTGTCATGCAGCACCCTGTCCTTGTCAATATGCTTGATGTGGACGATGCAGATGCCATACGCTTAGGACAAATGACCGCGCAGGACACCGAAAGCGGAGGCATTGAACGTATCAAGCCGAAGAATGTAGCGCAGAAACTTGGTGATGGTATGCGCTCCTTTGCCACTCGTCTACTCAGCAGCGGCGATGATGAGGCCACCTTTGGGCAGCTCGTAGACCGTAACGGAACAGAGGTGTTGAAGTGGATGAACCAAGTAGGTGCAATCAGCAACACTCAATTTCAGTCCGCTTTTGACAGCAAGGGCAATCTCACGGCAGAAGCCAAGAACGACTTACAAAAAGTCCTCTATCAATCCGTATTCAAGGGAGGCTCACAGCAGTTGGAAGAAATGTTTGACCGGCTCCCGGCAAAAGCACAACGCGCAATCCTCTCCACCGCGTTCCGCGATATGGACTCTCCCTTTGCCGGGAAGATGCTCCCCGAGATACAATCGTCTATCATTGCATTTAATGAGTTGATGCAAGACCCGGCCTTTGAGTCTGCAAAGAACTTGGAGGAGGCATTGAGAGCAGTTGAGGCGTTCAAGCGTCAGATTTCTCTTGATGATAGGTTTGAACAGTATATGCCGGCCGATAATTTCAGTAACTTTGCACTGCAATTGGCGGCAATGTATAAGGCGAGCGATATGTCGCAGACCACCATTGCATCCTATTTCAATCAGATGTACGACCTTGCACAAGGCAAAAAGGCCGCTACTCTCTTTGAGGAAGCCGACACAACGGAATATCCTCTTGCCGAGGTTATCAAACAAGTATTAGGAATAGATTATGAACCTGCAAAGAATGGAAACAACAATGTCACAGATGGAGGTGCTAATGTGGCTCTCCGTAATCAAGTCGGCCAAGGAGGGGAACTCCGAGGCAATGAACCACCTGCAAACGGAGAACAAACTCCGACAGGAACAGAACCGTCCGAGCGTGGAGCAGGAACTTCAGACAATAGCATTGAAGGAGGACGAGATACCAATGTCAACGGAGGAACAGTTGATGTTGAAGCAAATGGAGGATTGGCAGATGAAATAACTCCTGCTATCGGTCCATTTGGGGAAATATATACACAATTCAAAGGAAAATCCCAAGAGGCAATAGCCTATTTGCTTGACAAGAAAAGTGGTGAAGCAGTCGGCGCACTCCACCATAAAGAGATTGGAGACATTGACCTCGTTTATGGTAAAGAAGGAACAGGACATAGTGACGGATATGGCCTTGCCAAATTAGCCAAATATCACCCCGAAGTCCTTAATAATCTGCAAGACATTCTGAATGACATGGTTGTTACCAAGCGTTCGGAAAATCGTGTACAGTTGGAGAGTGAGAAATACCAAGCCGCTGTTCGCCTTAAATGGGATAATAAAAAGAAAACATGGCTTTTAACCATGTTTGAAAAGAAAAACAGTGTCCTCGACAATACGACAGACACTGGCAAGACCCTTGTGGGCAACGGGAATGACACTGCTACTCCCGAAAACACTGTTATTTCTGATGGCAAAGATAATACTTCTTTGCCAAACGAGCAAATTTCAGAGGAAGAAATTGCAACGCAACACGCTGATGTAGAGGAAGAGCAGACACTTCAAGCCTCTATTAAGGCCGCTGCGTCAGAAGTAAACACCGAGCCGACACCTGCACAGGCAGAGGCAGGGAACTACAAGAAAGGCCATATCACCATTGGCGAGTTTGACATCACTATTGAGAACCCGGCAGGAAGCGTCCGCAAAGGTGTGGATGCTGACGGTAAGGAATGGCAGACCACAATGGCCAACACCTACGGCTACATCAAAGGTACAGAGGGAGTAGACGGCGACCACATTGATGTGTTCCTGCACTCCGACATGGACCAATGGGACGGACGAAAGGCATTTGTCGTAGACCAAACCAACACAGACGGCTCATTTGATGAGCATAAGGTGATGCTTGGCTTCAACGACAAGGACGAGGCCATGAGTGCCTACCTTGCCAACTACGATGCAGATTGGGCGCAGACGCACCCCGGGTTGCGTATCTCAGAAACCAACATCGAGGACTTCAACAAGTGGGTAGAGAGCAGCCACCGAAAGACCAAACCATTTGCGGACTACTCCACCGTCAGCAAAGTTAGTGACGATGCTCCTGCCACAAAATCCGCTCCTGTTGTAGAGGGTAATGGTTACAAGGTAGATCCTAAGCCATACACCAACAAGCAGGGAAAGACCCTCGACACCTACCTCGTTACTTTTGACCGCGATTTTTCTAAAGAGGAATTGTCGGCTATACGTTCAAAGGCAAAGGCATTAAAAGGTTGGTATGACCGTGAAACTCGCGGTTGGATGCTTCGCAGTAGCGATGATGCCAAAGCATTTGCCGAGGATATTATTGGTAAGAGCGATGACGAGGTGGCAGATGAGGCTCCGCTGTCTATGGCCGACATGGAGCGACCCACCGAAGCACCTGTTAAAAAGGTCGATGTCCCCGGTGTGTTTGATGCACTCAAAACAAAAGGAGAAGCCAAACTGAGCGACCATGCGAAGACTGTAGAGCAGCCGAAACCGAAAAAGCGTAAATGGATTAGCGATGAGGATGCCGCCGAATTTGACAGCCTCCGCGACAATCTGCGAAACCATTTCGGAAAGTCGGGCGACATGGTGCAAGAAGATGCAGTAGGTTACGGCCAGCCTCAACCCAAGCAGATGGACGCAGAAGTCCTGCGCATGGGTACACGCATGACATATTTAATGATGAAAGGCGGTCTGCGCTCATTCTCAGACTACTGCGAGGCAATGAAAGATGAGTTGCCCGACATCTTCGATGATATGCGTCCTCACCTCAAATCACTGTATGCCGCCGCACAGAACATGGAGGAGGTTATGCAGCTCGGTTGGGACGAGGAAATGGACGACCGCAAAACCGTCAAGGCGTTTGATGTTTACAACTTTGATAAACCAGGAGCAAAAGACATCATCGCCACCGCACAGCATACAGTTGATGAACAGGCATCACAACAACAGACTGAACAAATAATCCAAACACTCAAAGACCAACGTAATGAGCAAAGAAAAAAAGAGGCTGACGAAACATCAGCAGATACAGAAATTATTGTCGACAAAGCAGAGACTACTGCAAGTGAAGTCGAAAGTAAACTCGAAGCTGCAACAACTGAGCAAGATGCCGAAAGACTCTCTCACAGCATCGACAAAGAACTCGATGAAGTAAACAAACAACTTGCCCTCCTCGGTTATTATGAAGCCGAGGAAGTAGACAAGGACTTCAACGAGGCATACGGCTATATGCGTAATGCGGAGCGTAAGGCCACGCAGGATGCTCATAACCTCGCTACTCAGTTGGCTACAGACCTCGGGCTGACCATTGACCCGAAAGACAGGGTTCGCAAGTCAAAGTATAACTTTGGCAGCAAGATTGCCCATAGTAATGTTGCTCCTGCAGGTGGTGAGGTCTATATAAAACTGCCGCTTGCAGAGGGGCGTGAATTGTCAATGACACTTAGCCTTGACAAAAATGAGCCGTGGCTTGAACGTGGCCGTGCAGAAAGACCCGACGACTTGGTGCTTACTCGTATCATGTTCCGCGTTGAAGATAAGACAGGCAAGAGTACACGCTACGTTACAAGTAACGACTTCATCAGCCCGACATCTACATACGATGAGTTGCTTGCACATATACGCAGGTCTGTTCGCCACCTATTGCCGGAGGAAACCGTACAACCGGCCACGCCTCTCACGCATCAACCGGGCGAAGATATGGTACAGATGGCGGAGCGTGTGTCAAAAGACAGAAAAACGAAGAAGCCTCAAGTCAAGCCGGAGCAACCTATCGGCGATTTGTTCGGCGGTCTATTCGACAACATAGATGCCGAAGCAGATAAACCTCAATCAGTAACCACAAAAACAAAAGAAAATGAGAAATCTAACGTACAACCTCGCACCAAAGAAGAAGGGCGAGGGGGACAGCAACCGCGACCTAATGAACCGTTGGGAGAGAGCGCAAAACATGAAGATGAGCGAACTGACGGAGGAAGAATGTCTGAACGTGGTGGAGAGCATACTGTGTCTGACACCGAGCGAAGCGGAAGCGTATCTCAACCACATCAGAGCGAGCGAGGCGTAACAGAACCTAAGAACACTCGCAACAATCATACTGAACGTGGCGTTGATTATGCCCCCAAAGGTGAAAAGGCTCGTATTGATGCCAACCTCGCAGCCATAGAACTTGCCAAGAAACTACTCGCATCCGGCGCAACGGCCACACCTAAAGAAATGGAGGTGCTTCGCCGTTATAGCGGTTGGGGTGGACTTGGTGCGGCTTTCAATGAGGGACAAGCGTGGGCACCCAATCCTATCAACAAACGCCTCCGCGAATTGCTGACACCCGAAGAATACGAGGCCGCTGTTATGAGCCGCAATAGTGCCTATTACACTCCTGCCCCTGTCATTGATGCCATGTGGGATATTGCAAAGGCTCTCGGCTTCAAGGGTGGAAACATCATGGAGGGTTCAGCAGGTATCGGCAATATCATCGGCCTTATGCCAAATGACATCAGCGAGCGGAGCGACATTCATGCCATAGAGATTGATGGTACCACCGGCGGCATACTCTCTCTGCTCTACCCCGATGCAAATGTAGAGATACAGGGCTTTGAGCAGACGCGCATCGGAAATGGCACGGTAGACCTTGCCATTACCAACGTACCGTTTGTAGCTGATATGTCAGTATTCGATGAGACAGGTGATAAAGACCTATCAAAAAAATTCCGGCTCATACAGGATTTCTGCATTGCCAAGAATGTGCGCAAACTCCGTGAGGGTGGCATCGGCATCTTCATCACATCAAGCGGCACACTTGACAAGTCGCAGAAACTACGCAACTGGCTTGTTAATGAGAAAGAAGGCAACTCTGATGTTGTCGGAGCATTCCGCATGAACAATCAGACATTCGGAGGTACGACCGCAACATCAGACATTATTGTCATTCGCAAGCGTGTGAACGGACGCAAGAGTCCCAATGCCATAGATGTAAGTACCGTTTCGGTAGCAAGAACCGCATCTTTTGAAGATAATAAGGGAAAGGTAAAAGACCTTGCTATGCTCATCAACCGCTATTTCATTGAGCATCCCGAAAACATGGGAGGTGAAATGTACTTTGGTTTTGAGCAGGGCGACACCTATCGTCCTACATCTGCCGGACTTTTCCCCACTCGCACGGCTGACCAAGCAGGAAGAATGGCTGCATGGGTTCAGCGTATGGCCGATATGGATTGGAAAACGGAGGCCGTCAGCAAGCCTACCGAACAGACCTCACACACCAACGAGGCACTCGGTAATGGTGTCAAAGAGGGAAGCATGGTAACAGACAGCGATGGAAACCTGTGTGTCGCCCGGATGGGTCGTGCTGTTCCTCTCACTATCAACAAGAACAAAATCAAGGGGCGCACCAAAGAGGAGTGTTTCAAAGACTATTCAGAAATCAAGGATGCACTCGCAGAAGTTCTGAAATATCAGACTGAACACGAGGACGATGCAGGTTTGCAGCCACTACTTGACCGGCTGAATAAAGCCTACGACACTTTTGTGGAGCGATATGGCAACCTCAACAAGAACAACAATCTCGCATGGCTTCGCAATGATGTGGACTTCTCAAGCATTGTTGCACTTGAAACCTATTCAGAGAAAGGAAGCAAGGACGGCCAGAAGATTAAGACATACGGCAAGACAGACATCTTCAGTCGCCGTGTCGTAGAGAAAGAGAGCGAACCGGCCCCGAAGAATGTAAAGGACGGCATCATCGCAAGTATCTACAAGTTTGGCCGTATTGACCCGGAATATCTTTCCACTCAGTTGGGCAAGAGCAACGCCGAAGTTAAGCAGGAGATTATCAGCAGTGGGTTAGGTTTTGAGAACCCTACCACAGGGCAGATTGAGGTATCATACGAATATCTCAGTGGCAATGTGCGCGAGAAACTGCGTCAAGCGAGAGAAGCCAACGAAGCCGCAGGAGGTGGATATGAACCAAACATCAAGGCATTAGAGGCCGTTGTGCCAATGAATATCCCTGCGCACCTCATAGAGTTTACTATCGGTTCTTCGTGGATTGCCCCTAAACTGTATGAGCGATATGTTAAGGAGCGCACAGACCTTGATGTTAAGCTGACGAATGCCGCCGGTACATGGTACATGGACGAACCGTACTACACCGACAAAGATAAAAACGATGCTATGGGTGTTCGTAGTGAGAAACTTGGTATATTTATCCCCGGCCACAAACTCATTGAAGCAGCCATCACCAACAAGACTATCACCGTAAGTAAGACCGTAAAGGATTATGACGGCAGCACTCATACGGAAACAGACCCTGCGGCCACAACTGCGTGTGCTACAAAGGTGGACGAGATACGCCAAGACTTCAAGGATTGGGCGCGTACTCAGATGCAGTCAGACCCCGAGCTGTCTATGCGTATGGAGGAAATTTACAATGAGCAATTTAACAACTCAGTTCCAAAGTCTATCCCGGACGAGTTTGTACCCGAGCATTTCGGTGGCGCGGCCACAATGGTAGGAGGCAAACCTTTCCACCTGCGGCCTCATCAAGCAAAGGCCGTTATCCGTGCCACCACACAGCCTGTATTATTGGCTCATGAGGTCGGCACCGGCAAGACCTATACCCTTATCACCACGGCAATGGAAATGCGCCGCCTCGGTACTGCACGAAAGCCCATGATTGTGGTACAGAATGCCACGGTCGGCCAATTCGTGGCAAGTGCAAAGGCACTATACCCTAACGCCAAAGTATTGACCCTTGAAGATGCAGACCGAAACGCAGAGGGGCGCAGGGCTTTCTATGCCAAAATCAAGTTCAATGATTGGGACATGATTGTTGTTCCTCAATCTGTATTTGAGCGCATCCCCGACAGCATCGAGCGTCAGACCCAGTTTATCCAAGACAAAATCGAGGAGAAGCTGCTTGTGCTTGAACAGATGAAAGAGGCCGACCCGAACGGAAAGAGTATGATTGTACGCTCCGCAGAGCGCGAAATCAACAACCTTCGTGACGAGATAGCCCAACTTGCCAATGGTGGCACCACCGACAAGAAGAAAGAAAAGGATGCCAAAAAAGCCGCCGTTACCCGACAGAACGCTGAGGTAAAGGCAAGAGAAATGCTTGATCGTGCCACTGACGATGTGGAGGATTTCGATAGCATGGGCATTGATGCCGTCCTTGTCGATGAGGCTCACGAATATAAGCACCTCGGCTTTGCCACTGCCATGCAGCGCGGAGTGAAAGGTGTAGACCCCTCATATAGCAAGAAATCGCAGGGCGTATTCCTCAAAGTTCAGTCCGTGCTTGAAAAAACAGGCGGCAAGAATGTAGTATTTGCCACAGGCACACCTATCAGCAACACCGCCGCAGAGATATGGACATTTATGCGCTACCTCATGCCGGCAGATGTGATGAAGGACTACGGCATATACTACTTTGATGATTTTGTCCGCAACTTCGGCAATCTGCAACAGATGTTAGAGTTTACCACAAGCGGAAAGTATAAGGAGAACAACCGCTTTGCCGGATATGTGAACCTCCCCGAGCTTGTGCGTATATGGAGCGGTGTCGCTGACACTGTCCTCACACGCGAGGCCGGTGGCGTGAGCGACAAAATACCTCAGATGGAGGGTGGTAAGGCACAAGACATCTTCCTGCCACAGACACGCGCACTGCGTTCAATCATGAAGTACGTCAAGGAAGAACTTGATGCCTACGACAAAATGAGCGGCAAGGAGAAGAAAGAGAACAGCCACATTCCACTCGTCATGTATGGTATTGCAAAAGCCGCAGCCGTGGATGCACGACTCGTACAGGCTGATGCTGACGACGACCCAAACAGTAAGACCAACGAGGCCGTGCGTCAAACACTCCGCACACTTGAAGAAACAAAAGACTACAAGGGAACGGTGGCCATATTTGCCGACAACTATCAGAACAAGACCTCCGGCTTCAATCTCTATGAGGACATCAGAAAGAAACTCATAGATGCAGGTGTACCGTCTGAACAGATTGTCGTGATGAAATCCGGCATGACCGTAAACAAGAAACTCGACATCTTCAGCCGGGTAAACTCCGGCGAGGTTCGCGTTGTCATGGGTAGCACGTTTACCCTCGGAACAGGCGTGAACATACAGGAGCGTCTGCACACTCTTATCCACCTCGATGCACCTAATCGCCCAATGGACTACACCCAGCGTAATGGACGCATCCTGCGACAGGGAAACCTGCACAATGAATGGGGAATGCCGGTGCGTGTACTTCGTTTCGGTGTTGAGGATAGCCTCGATGTGACGGCCTATCAGCGTCTGAAAACTAAAGGTGCTATTGCAGACAGCATCATGAATGGCAAGCAACTCATGGATAATTCTATGGAGAACCGCTCACTTGAGGAGGAGCAAGACCTGTTCGGCGACATCACCGCGCAGCTCTCCGGCTCTGAATATGCCCTGCTGAAAAATCAGATTGAGAAAGAAGTTCGTAAACTAACAGCCCAACTGAAGAATTGGGAGGCAGACCAGACCTATATCCACAACCGTAAGCGTCAGATAGCAGGACAGAACAAGGAAGCAGAACAGCGCATTGCAGCCAACAAGACCTATCTTGAAGAAGTTGAGGCCGCTACCATTGGTGACATCACGGTAGGAAAACTATCGTTCCCCTCAATAGATGCAATGGAGGACTTCTTCACCGAGCAGAACAAGAAGAAAGCCGAGTTACAGGAAAAGGTACGTAAAGACGGTTACTCATCGCGTCCTGCTACGAGCGATATAGTTATCTCAGTTGGAGGCTTCGACTTCCATGTGCATACAGAAATCAGCAGAGAGACAAAGAGCCAACAGGGCAGTTTGTTCTATACTGCACCGGCTAAAATGACATACTCATGTCTTGAACTCGGCATCGAAGCCATGCCTGTAAAGGAGAACAAGGTGAAGAATGCTGTAACAGAAATCATGAACGATGTTGTCAGCGGTGAAGATTTCCGTGGCCGCATTGAAGCAGCCGAGCGTTACATAGAGCGCAACAATGCAGAGTTGCAATCCATTTCTGCACGTGACGGTGTTCCTTTCAAGGACGCGGAGGCACTTGCCAAAGCAGAGGAAAAACTTGCCGAATACGAGGAACTGATGAAGCAGGAAATGGAGGCCAAAGAAGCTAAGTATGCAGAAATGGATAAAGATGTAGAGGCCGCATCCAACATTGAACTAACAGAGGAAGATAGTGATGATGTTGCAAGCGAGCCTGTTGCTCGATATTCAGCAGAAAACAGTAACTTTGCAAGCAGATATGAAACCAAAGACGGAAAAACAATCGGCTACACTTCCGAAAACCCCGAAGCCTACGGAGTATCAGAAGCCAAAGACGGAACTGCCAATAGCGGGACCCGAGAAGCAGACATACAACGGCAAGGAGATAATCTACTCGCCGGACGCAATAGTAGACTGAACACCGAAGCCGGAGAGTTCAGCCTTGTAGAGCGTGTATTTACAAAAAACGGTTCGTTCAATTTTACAAGCGGTGAGAAGATTGAAAGCGCGGACGATGTTGCCTTTATCTTCTCTGCCCTTGAAGATGCAGCCAAAGAACACGCATTTGTCGTCTATGTAAAGGACGGACGGCCTACGGTCGTAGAACTTGGAATGGGAACATTCACTGCAACAATGGTGGATATTCCTACCGCATCATTGGCCTACAACCGCATCCGTCCCGACCAAGTCTATTTCGTACATAACCATCCGAGTGGCAATCTGAAATGTTCCTTGCAGGATGTTCAGATGCTGCAAAAGATAGAGGGAATGTGCGATGTCCCTGTTTCGGGTGTTATTATCAATCTCAAGACAGGCAAGTACGGAACATTTGACACTTCAAACAATACAGGTGTCGGAAACAAGCGTACTCCCGAAAACGAAAGCCGTCTGACAGTCCATACTTTGGATAAACAGATATTTGCGCCGGACTACGACCCAATGGCACAGCCTTTGGTACGGATGCCGAGTGATGTTGCGCAGTTCCTAAACTCCCACCGTATGGGCGACCGTGCAAAGGTTTCATTCCTCATACTCACTCGTGCTGGCCGCATTGTCGGTAACATTCACACTCCTTTCACTGAAATTTCCTCCAATCCTAAAGAGGTTGCACGTTATATCAGTGAGCGTGTTATCCAATTTGGTGGTGAGTCAGCAATCCTGTATGGCGACTTCCCGATGTCAAGTAGCGATGGAAAAGACTACAAGCGGCTGAAAGACTTGTTGGCGCAAGTAGGCGGAAACACTCTGCTCGATGTTATGCGTGTGGAGGGCAACCATACGAGAAGTGCCAATGATGAAGGACTACTCTATGAACCAGGCAGCGAATATGGAGCATCACAGAACGGTGATATTCGTTTCCGTGAAGTTGAGGATGATGCCATATTGACAGAGTTCGCAGAGGGCAAGACCGTAAAGGCATATCGCACCATGCAGGTGATTGACGGCAAACTCTACTCGCCTATGGCTACAAAGGTGGGCGGCAAGTCTACGCCGGAAATCAAACTCGGAGTGCCGGAACAGAGCGAGGAACACCCGGAAATCATCAAAGGCACAAAGGTAGGTCGTGACGGTATCGAACAAGGTTATGTTGTAATTGACAAAGGACTTGGCAAGGGTACTCTTACTGTGGCCTACAATCCGTATGCCCATACCTCGCGTACTGTGCTCAACGACCAATTCTCATCTGCCTATATCCGTCCGAACCTTGTCACCGTAGAGGTGGAGGTGCCGGAGAGCGAACTGACAAGCGGATACCGCGCACCGATGGCCAAAGACGCTGTAGGTGAAATCTCATGGCATAGCGGTAGTGTAAGCGGACAGTTGGCCGAACTCGGTCAGCCTCGCCGCGTTATCCTCACCCGGTACGACAGACCTGTACGCATCGTTCCATTCCGTGAGGTTGCCGAAATGATTGCAGCGCAACTTGACGGAACAGACATTGCCATACCTTACAATGTTGTGCAGCCGCAGTTGCGCTCCGAATTGGAACGCCTCGGGATTGCCGTCAGTGAAGAAGCCACCGGCACCGTTGCCGATGCTTCCGATTTTGGCAAAGCCGAATATGTTACAGACCAAGAGATAGAGCGCATCAATGCTCATCAGCAGGAAATGGCTCAGACTTCCAATGATGCCAAGACAGGCCATGCAGAAAGGCTTTCAAAGAAGTTTGGCACTCCTGTACGCATTGTTACAGATGCCAATGAACTGACTAACGCAAATGCGGAGCAACAAGCGCGTATGCGTAAGAGCAAGGGCTTCTATGACCCTGCCACAGGTGAGGTTGTTGTCGTGCTGCCCAACAATGCAAATGTGGAAGATGTGGCAGAGACCGTATTCCATGAAGTCGTAGCCCACAAGGGACTGCGTGAAATGATAGGCGATGAAAACTACGATACCTTCTGCGATGAGGTGTACGACCACCTTAAAGACGACTTGAAAAAACAGGTAGACGAAGAAAGTACACGCCGCTTCATGGGAGAACCGGGAAAGGACTATCAGCATCACCGCCGTGTGGCTATTGATGAAATGTTCGGTCGCATGTCAGAGAAAGGTTTTGAGGACTTCACCAAGGCAGAGCGCGGAATTTGGGCGAAACTCAAAGCAAAGGTATTAGAGGCCATCAACAAGTTCCTCGGCTCGCTGAAACTACCGAAATGGGTAAAACTCGGTGATAATGAGTTGCGCTATATTCTGTGGCGCAGCCATGAGAAACTGCGCTCAAAAGGCGACTATGTGGACATGGCTCGTGATGCAGCAAAACGCAACGAGTTAGGCCTGTCAAACGATGTCCGTTTCCGTGATAGTGAGACCGGCGATATTTGGAATGACAGAAGTGTTGGCTTGGAAGAACGTATCACCAACGCAGCCATAAGATTGAGCAACAATCAAAGTGGCGACCTCACACTGCGCAATGATGCAATGAAAGCAATTGGTGGAAACCTTACCTCTCTCCGTAGAGCAATGGCCATTCAGAAGCAGTTCGACCAATCCACCGTTAAACGAGTGGCCGACCTTGCCCGAATACTGATGCAGAATGGCTATCTCTCCGGCATGAGTTCCGGGGAAATGCAGCGATTGATTTCTGCTGTAAAAAATTCCGTCGGCCATGCTGCTGTAAAGGAAAGCACTCAGAAGATTATGGACATCATGGTTGATAATCAACTGCGTAATGGTGAGGCCACACTTCGCAAACTCCTTACTATTCGTGGAAGCAAGGTCGATGCAAGAGGTGTCGAAGTGCAGGGCGCACTCGATGTAGACGGACAGCGCACTATGGAGGTTGTCAAGAAAGCCATGTCACTCAAGGAGGACGACATTAACGACCGAATAGCAGATGCACTAAACCGTATGAGCGACCCCGATCAAACTATTGCAGACCAAGCCGCAATAGAATATACCGGCCTCAACATGGCTCTCGACTATGTTCAAAACATTGCCGACAGTAAGGCCGAGGAGAAAGCATTGCGTGACGGACTGAAAACTGTCAAAGAAGATAAGGATGCCGGGCGCATGACTGAAGATGCCTACAAACAGTTTGTAGATGCTACGGAGAATGCAATCCGCAAGAATAAGATTGAAAGAGCTGAGGCTTACTTCAACCTTGTTGGCCGTCTGTCAGACTCCCTGCGAGGAAGCATTGAGAATGCAAAAGCATTCCGCGAGGCAGAAAAAGCACGTATCAACGAGATACACCACAATGCCAACTCCGACATGGAGGGTCGTCAGACCAACGAACACCATAAGGATGATTGGAAAGACAAAGTCGCAAACAACGGTTTTGTTCAATTCCTGTTCTCTCCTCTCGGTACGTTTGACCAAATAATGCGCGTATTTGGAAACAAGAGTGCCAACGGCGAGGGCTATCTGTGGAACCGCTTCATGAGAGGCTGGGTAGATTGCCGCAACAAAGAGTTGCAGGGTGTCAAGGATAAGTTCGCACAACTTGATGATAAGGCCGCAGAATTATTTGGCAAAGGAAAGACATGGGGCGACATCATCAGAATGGAGCGTAAACTTCCGAAAGCATCCGTTTCATTTTGGGACGGTGGTGAAATGCGCGACCATGAACTGACACAAGGCAACCTGCTATATATCTACATGGTAGACAAAATGACAGATGGCCGTATGAAATTACGCCGTATGGGTATCACGGAGGACGATATAACAAGCATCGAAAACTTCCTCGACCCACGTTTCAAGGTACTTGGCGATTGGTTGCAGAATGAATTTCTTGTTTCCACTCGCAACGAGTATAACGAAACACACAAGCGTATGTTCGGCGCATCAATGGCCGCGATTGAGAACTACTTCCCTCTGAAGATATTGGCAAATGCCAGGATAGACAAAGAGGAAGATGTCAATCAGCCCAACAAGCCGGACGGTATCACTACAAAGACAGGCAGCATCATCAAACGCCGTGTGAACAATCTCGCACTCGATATTACAGGTGCTGACGCATTGAGCGTGATACTTGACCATATTACGCAGATGGAGCATTGGAGCGCATACGCAGAATGGAACAGAGATTTGAACACCCTGCGCACCTATAAGCGTTTCCGTAACCAAGTTATCAACATGACTACTGTGTACGGAGGTGGCCGCAAACTGTGGGAGAACTTTAACGACTTGTGCCTAATGGCCGCAGGTGAGTATCGTCCGCCCATTGCTAAACTCGATAAGAGCGCGGTCAACATTGCTAAAGGTGTAACCGCAGCAAAGGTCAGCTTTAGAATGTTCACGGCATTGAAACAGTTACTCTCTGCCCCGGCATACGCTCCTGATGTAAGCATTAGAGCCATAGCCAAGATCATTGCTAATCCTTACGGGGATTTCAAGTGGTGCATGGAAAATCTGCCTATATTCCGTGAGCGTTGGAGCAGCCGTATCAGCGGCGACCCTCGACTTCTCAAGTCCGATATGGATTGGAATATGTGGCGTAGCCGTGTTATGGAAATATCCTCGCGCATCGGTATGACACCTAATGCCTTTGTAGATGCTGTAACAGTTGCCATTGGTGCAAGAGCCATGTACGAAACCCGACTGAAGCAATATGTAGGCGAGGGTTATCCGTCTGACATTGCAGAGGATAGAGCCAAGCAGGATGCCGCTATCTTGTTCAATCAGACACAGCAGTCCTCAGAGTCGCCTTTCCTCTCAACAATGCAGGTAGACCGCTCATGGCTGAGTGTACTGTTTACCGTATTCCGTAACTCTGCCATGTCGTACACACGCCAAGAGTTTGATGCAGTTCGTAACCTCAAACGCAACCTTACTCCCGGACAGAGAACCAAGAGCGTTGAGTTTATGACAAAGCAGATACTCCGCGATTGGAACGTAGACCCGGACAAGGCCACAGACGATGAACGAGGAAAAGCCGAGGACTCTGCCAATAAGCGTTTCCGTAGACAAATCAAGAAAGATGTACTCCGACTTGCCACATTCGGCTTCATTCTTGAAATGGCATGGAACCTCGGACCCTATCTGCCTTACATCATTTTCGGTAACGATGATGATGAAAAGGATAAGATGTGGGATGATGCATTCACGCACGCATACTTTGGCAGCGTTGAGGGTCTGACCGGCGGAGATGTAATGAGTGCCTTCGGCAATATGGCAGCAAGTGGAGAATGGAACTTTAACCAACTCAGTAAGGATATGCCTTTGGCGAGCGACATCAACACTATTGCTAACAAATTTATCGGAGGCAAGAATGCCGAGGCTATCAATGACATCATCAACCTGTTGGTGCAGTCGGGTGTCGGTATGAACCCACAGAGCATTACAGATGCAGCAGTGGCCATTACTGATGCTTGCGGTGACGACCCGGCATTGAGCCATGAGGCAGCGATATTCGTCATGCGTGTCCTGCAAGTACCGCAGAGTCAAATCGACAAGATGTATTTTGACGAGATTGGATTGAGCGGTGAGGAGGCAAGCAAACTCACGCCGGAACAGTTGGCACAGCGATATGCCGAGTACAAGGTCAAGCGCGGCACCCCTCTTGCTCCGTGGTCGTGGGGCGATGAGGAACGCCTCGACAAATATCACAAGGTTGTTGAGGACAAGATGAAAGAGCGTTTGGATAGCCGAGGTGATGCCGCTGTAAATGAGGCATACGCCGACTTTGAGGCACGTTACAAGGCCGTTGATGAAAAGGCTAAAGAGGCAAGAGCCTTAATGAGAACAGACTATGCCGCAGCAGCCCAAGCACACGCAGCTCTGCAACAAGACCCCGACTTTACGCTGTATCAGCGTTTCGGAAGCCTTGACAAGCAACTCGGACGCATTTCCAAGATGTGGCTTACCTCCAAGACCCCGGAAGAAGCAAACCTCGTGGCATCTGCCGTAACCTCATATCGCGCCGGCATGGTGAAAGTATTGCAAGCAGAAACCGTAGAAAGCCAACAGTCAGCCATGAAAGAACTGACTGACCTCCTTAACGATTTCTACTCCAAATATCAAGCCATGCAGCCAAAACCGAGCCAACTCAACAGATAAAGTTCAAAATGTGTCGGTGGTGATTAACTTTGCCACCGACACTAATATAATCCTCCCGATATGGCTATTAAATTGAATAGACTAAGTAAGGTAAAACCTGCGAGCATTGAGGAAATGGACAGTGTTGCATACGCACGGTCACAATGTGATGATATGCGCAGAGCAACAGAAGTCCTGCTCCAAGCACAGACACTATACCAAAATATGTACCGTTTTCGCCGTGAGCGAGAGCGGAACAAGCGTTATAACTACGGCGACCAATGGAGCGACATTGTGTGCGTGAACGGTAAGAAAATGACCGAGGAGCAGTACATTATGAAGCAAGGAAACATTCCGCTGAAGAATAACCTCATTCGCCGGCTTGTGCGCAATGTTATCGGCGTATACAGGAGTCAGGCAACCGAGCCGACCTGTTACGCTCGTGACCGTGATGAGCAAAAGTTGGCCGAAACCATGTCTACTGTTCTTCAGTACAATATGCAGTTGAACCGCATGACGGAACTCTATGCACGAACAATGGAGGAGTTTCTGATTTCCGGCATGATAGTTCATCGCAAATGGTTTGGCCGCTTGAACGATAAGGAAGATTGTTGGACGGAGTATGTGCAACCCAACAATTTCTTTATCGACAATAATATGCGCGACTTCCGTACATGGGATTGCTCGTGTGTGGGAGAAATTCATGATGTCAGCTTTGAGGATGTATGCCATGAGTTTGCCAAATCTCCGAGCGACTACGCAAAATTAGCGGAAATATATCGTAACGCGCGAGAAAGAACGGTATTCACACAAGCATGGGAACAGTTTGGATATACCCAATCCCCCGAGATGGATTTCCTTGTTCCTCGTGACGAAAGCCGATGCAGGGTTATTGAGGTATGGAGAAAGGAAACGAAGCCCCGGTATTGGTGCCACGACTACAACAATGGTGATGTTTTCAAGATTGAACTTGAAGATTATCAAGAAATGGTTGTAGAAGAAAATGCAAACCGTCTTATGCAGGGACTGGCCGCAGGTATGGAAAAGAGCGATATTCCTCTCATTCGTGCAGAGTGGTTCATGGACTCATTTTGGTATTACTACTACCTCACTCCGTTTGGCGACATTCTGAGCGAGGGAGAAACCCCATACGAACATAAGAGCCACCCTTACGTGTTCAAGGCATACCCATTCATTGATGGCGAAATTCATTCATTCGTCAGTGATGTAATTGACCAACAGCGTTACACCAACCGCCTCATCACACTATACGATTGGATAATGCGAGCCTCTGCCAAAGGTGTGCTGATGATACCAAGCGACTGTATTCCCAAAGGAATGTCGCCGGAGGACTTTGCCGATATGTGGAGCAGACATGACGGTGTTATTGTCTACACCCCATCCAAGAACCACCGAGACCTGCCCCAACAGGTACAGGCAAACTCTACCAATATAGGCATCAACGAGTTACTGAACCTGCAACTGAAATTCTTTGAGGATATATCCGGCGTGAACGGTGCGCTTCAAGGAAAGCCCGGTTATGCTGGTATGTCGGCAGCACTCTACAATCAGCAGACGCAGAACGCCACCACCTCATTGCTTGACTTGCTCGACACTTTCAGCGAGTTTGTGCGTGATGCTGCCTACAAGGATGTGAAGAACATTCAGCAGTTCTACGATAGTAAGAGAGTGTTCAACATTGCCGGTCGTGCAGGAGCGCAGGTTGAGTATGATCCACGCAAAATTCGTGATGTTGAGTTTGACCTGTCTATTGTTCCGAGTACGGCAACACCGGCATACAGAGCAATGGCAAATGATTTCCTAATGCAGTTGTGGCAACAGCAAGCCATATCGTTGGAGCAACTTCTACAGGCCGGAAACTTCCCGTTTGCGGACGAGTTGTTGCAGTCTATCCAATCGCAGAAAGAACAGTTGGAGGCCGGGCAGGTGCCGGAGGGCGTATCACCGCAACTCATGGCACAGGCACAGCAAGGCGCAAACATGGATGCCGTCAACCAACTGCAAGGAGCAATGAAAGGCCAACAGCCGCAGGTTGCATAGTTTAAGAATATAATCTATACGACAATGAAAGATAACAAAACCAAGAAAACGATTTGCATCGACTTTGATGGTGTGCTCCATGATTACTCAAACGGTTTTCAAGGTAAAGATGTATTCGGCGACATGATACCGAATGCGGATGACGGCACACAAGTTTTACACGAAAAGGGGTGGAAGATTATCATCTACACCACACGGCCTAAGACGGCTGCTCTCGAAAAATGGCTTAAAGACCACAAGATTGCCTACGATTATATTAACGAGAACCCCGACCAACCCGAGGACTCAAAAGGTGGAAAGCTCATTGCCGACATCTATCTTGATGATAGAGGTATGACATTCCGAGGCCGATGGGATAAATGGCTTATTGGAGATATTGCTGCTTTCAAACCAAGTGGCAGTCCTGGTGTAAAGGACGAAATGGAGAAAGAATACAATGTCGCCAAGAAAAGTATCATCGAACTTGCAAAGTGCGCTAAATGCTAAAATGAAGCCGCCGACACTACTTTTGGAACATATTTGAGATTGCTACTGCCGCGAGTTACGACTTGCGGCAGTTCCATTTCACGGAAACAGATATGAAGGCCAATGGCTCGTGTCATTAACAAGTCATCATGTTTTCCTGTGATAGCACCATATGCACCGTTTTGTTTCCTCTCATAGCATAAATACTCGTCAAGACATCTTCCGTCACGTTCGATATAATTTCCCTCACGGATAACTTTAACGAGGGTAGAGATAACCATTGGCTTTGTGCTGACATTAGTATGAAAGCCATAGTTAAGAGGCAACCCTTCGAGTATTGCTTCTTCGGATTGTTTTCTTGCATAGAGATTAGGATATACGTCCTTAATCTGATTTAATATGTAATGCGATTGGTCGCCGTCTACTTGACGCTCCTTATCGTGTGTCTCAAGAGTATTGCTCTCTATAACGAGCATAGAGCAATCATAGAACGCTGCTATTTGTGCCGCTTTCCATGCCAACAAGTCCATATCAATATGACCGTACCATTGAGCCACGACAGACGGCTTTCCTCCGTCCATCATTAGCAGACGGTCGAATACGACAATTACGGACCAGTCCGCTTTATGTGAGCGTCCGCCAACATCGACAACTGTAAGGTAGCGGTTAGTTACGGCCTCTGTATCGTTTGGACTTACCGGGTCGGGCAAGTTCCATACCCATAGCATACCTTGAGAGTCAGCCTTAAAGCGAATGTCTCGCAATGCATCCTCTCCCTCGTCACCGTAAGCATATACATCACCTATGTAACGTGGTGTTCTACAAGTGTTCCGCAACTTATGAACATTATACTTATCGAACACACGTGCTCCCGAATTGACAAACGCCTCCACATCGTCAGATGGGAACTCTGCGGCAATTAACCCATGCTCTGTGTATTTCTTTCGTTCATTGATGTACCAATGTATAGCCTCTAATGTGGCACCAATTTGCCACAAATACCAAAGGTACTTTCCGCTTTCTTCTCTATTAGATGTTACATTCTCGTTGTTTCTGTTGTTATATAAATTAGCTGCGAACTCCTCTACGTTATTTATCGGCAAAGAATACTGTTCAATATCAAACCATGAAATGAACATCGCCTCGAATTGCGATTTACCCTCCTTTGCATCATCGTATTCCTTTTGGAAGAAGTTACCTGTACCATTGGCCGTACTCTCATATACAATCATAGTATATGGCTTGTACAAAACACCTGAACAAGCAGAGCGCACAATGTCCTCCGGCTTTTTACCATCTGTAACTTTCCATAGTCCGACTTCTGATAAATGTACGAGGTTATAGTCTCCACCACGACAACTGTCCGGGCGTTCAGCAGTACCAATTTTAATTTTGCAATTTCGTTGAGGTACACGATGAATGCTTCCCGATTTACCAACACCAACTAATTTTGGTTCGTTCTCATTATATGTTTCTCCTATCTCATGGAGCATTTCGACCGGGTAAGCCTTAATCATACGGTCGAACATATCTTTTATCTCGTCCGAACCAGAGCCTTGATGTGCAATAATAAGGGAGTTTAAGCCTACTTTGTGCATCAACTGCAACCACGCCATATAGATTTGTGATGTGGTAGAACCACCCCATTGACGTGCTTTTAACAAGACAAGACGTATAGGCTTACCAGCCTTTCTCAACCGTTCTAATCTTTCCACAAATCTACGTTGTGGTCTTGTCAGCCGGAATAATACATCTTCTCCACCTCCCTTATTCTTAATGAAAACGTATAAAGCAGCCCAAAATGCAAAGTCATATTTACAGCGCAATCGGACAAACTGCTTAATAACCTTATGCCTGTCAGCATCCCACTCATCTTCATGTTCAAAATAATACTCCTCTGCACTGAACGATTCATCTTCTCCATATTCTTCCTGCTTTATTTGGAACAGAAATTTATCAATAGAACCAAGTTCGATTATCGTTCGTACAAGTGGTATTCGAAGCATCTCCACAGGAAGATACTGAACAGAAATCGAAAAATCTCCTATGACTACACGCTTCCTTTCTCCAATAGAACCTTCCCCGGTTATTGGATTAAATTTTGCATAGACTTCTGCATTTCGCCTATTATTTTCAGTTAAAATATCATAGATTGCGATTTCCTTTGCCGTAGTCATACCACCCATTTCTTATTTTGAATAACCTCTCAAGTGCAGATGAAGCCTCCATGTAGAATTTTGGTGCAGGAGAATTAACTACCTTAAAGACCAACTGACACAGATGCCAATCGGGATGTGCCTCCTTCAGCGCAACGACACGGCGATGTATCTCCTCAAACATTTCACGCTTTGTCGGACGCATTGTTTCCAATACAGGCTTACCTCGCATGATAGCAGACACAACAGCAGCAGCCCTCTCCTCCGACACCCAAAACCGGGGAGCAGGAGAATTTACAATTTTCTCGCCAATTTCGTTCAAACGAACAAATTTTACTGCACTTATCTGTTCACGATATGCCTTTAGCAACGCCGCATTTCGCTCGCGAGTAAAGGACAAGACACTTCCGAAAGACTTCATTGCGCTGCACTTTAAGGGTTTAACTCCTTACAAAGGTACTCAATGCAACTCAAAAGATAACGATGATAACCGACTTTCTCAACTTAACTTTGCCCATATAAATTTGAAAATCTTACCACAAATTAAAATTATGGCTGAGGAAAAGCAAGTTAAGAGCAGACGTGACCAATTCGGTGAACGACTGAAAAAGAAATATCCCGACCGGGAGTATGCCGATGATGAAGCCTTATTCGGTCAAATCAATGACGATTATGACGAATATGACAAGCAGTTATCGGGTTACAAGGAGCGTGAGAGCAAGCTGACAGATATGTTCACAAAAGACCCTCGCAGCGCACAGTTCATAACAGATATGGCACAGGGCAAAGACCCGTGGGCATCGCTCATTAACCGCATCGGCATTGACGGTGTGAAAGAAATGCTTGACGACCCTGCCAAAATGGACGAGTTTGCCGCAAGCAACAAGGAGTATGTCGACCGCATGGCCAAACAGAAAGGTTTGGAAGAAGAATGGCAGAAGAATATGAAAGCCACACTCTCCATGCTTGAACAGAAGCAGCAGGAACTCGGCCTCACCGATGAGCAGATTGACAAAGCCGCCGATTTGATTAAGGAGATAACAAATGATGCTGTTATCGGTATCATTAAACCCGAAACAATCGACATGGTACTCAAAGCCATCAATCATGATGCAGACATCGCGGCTGCAAGTGAGGAGGGCGAAATTCGCGGTAAGAATGCCAAGGCCGAGGCACAACTGCGCAAGCCTAAGCGTGGTGACGGTACACCGACACTTGCAGGTGCTAACAATGCTCCTGCACCATCGCGCAAGAAAGACTCAATCTTTGACATTGCAGACGAGGCACGATAATGGGTGAGCATATAAAGTTCGTAGAGAAGCCACAGCGTCCTACCAAAGGAAGTGCAGGATTGGCAACCCAACTACCGGGATGCGCTACAACAGTAGGCAATCTTGCATCAGCCACCGGCGGTATTAAACCAGGCAATATAGTATCAACCGATAAATAACATTTTATCATCATAAAATTTTACCAACTATGGCAGCAGAAGAAACCGTAATTGTAGGTTCGGGAGCAGCAGTCCCCACCTCTCCCGGCTCAGCCGGGGTACAATCCCAAGCACCGGGTAATCCCACGACCGTCAGCAGTGTTGCAGGAGCAACAGGCGGTATTGCACCGGGAAACCTTGTAGAAACCGACATTGACGAGCAACTGTTCCGCTTTCAGAGCGAGGACACCGCCCTCATGTCGCTTATGCTCAAAGCAAAGAAAGTCAAGGTCAACAGCCCGGAAGTTGAACACTTCATGATTGACGAGCAGCGCAGCACCCTCACCACGGACACCGCCGTCGCTAAGGGTAACGCAGCGCAGTTTGTCCTCCCTCTCAATGCGAGCGACCAAAGCATTCCTCGTGATTATCATACCCTCCTCGTTCCCGATGTAGACGGCTACACGCAGGACGGTCAGACCGTTACGCCCGGCAAGTGCCTCATGCTCTTTGTAACAGGCCGCGACACCACCAGCGACAACCCTGTTGTTCGTGCCGTCAATGGTCCCAAAGCAAATGCCTCTGACGCATTCTGCACCACACCTGCCATTCCTGCCGGTAGCAAGGTGAAACTCCTTGCCAACGCGATGTATGAGACGCAGAAGGAAGTAGACCCCGACCTCATCGTTCCTCGTCCCTCTATCGTGTATCTTCAGAAGCGCGGCATGAACCAAGTCGTTTCCGACTACTTTGAGGCGCAGAAGAAGCACATTCCTTTCACGCAGAGCCTCATCGCAGAACAGGCCATCCTCAACTTCAAGCGTGCCGGCAATCGCACTCTGTGGGCAGGTCACAAGGGCAAGTTGCCTGTCAAAGTGCCCAAACTCGGCGAGCAGATGGTTTACTTCACCGAGGGTATCCGTTGGCAGTTCAAGCGTGAACTTCAGCACACGGGAACGTGGACATACGAGAAACTCATTGCTCTTGCCAAGATGTATTTCACCGGCGAGGATGTGCCTAAGACCGCCCTCCTGCTTGCAGGTAAGAACCTGCTTGAGGAACTGCAGTGCATCGACTTCAGCAAGCACAAGGAGATACAGATTATCACCAAGACCACCCCCGTAGGTTGGACGGTGACAAGTATTCACACCGTGTTCGGCGACATCGACATCAAGCGTGAACCTACCCTTGACACGCTCGGTTGGTCTAACTCCGGCGCGCTTATCGGTGAAGACCGCCTCGTCCACTACATCTATTCGCAGCAGCATGAGTTCAACGACCGTGTAGAGGGCGAAGAAGCAACTCGCAAGGGCATCGTAGTATGGGACGGCCTCGGCCTCAAGGGTGCTTGTCACATTTGGATTGACGGTGAGGGCGACAAGGCAAATGCCGGTGCTACCACCTACACCATTTGGGACAGCGAGGAAGCCCCTGTAGACGATGACCTCGTAGAAGGACGTGTCTACCTGCTTACTGTTGATTGTCCGGGTATCAACGCATCTGCACAGAACGGTCAGATGTGGCAGTACAAGGGAGAAACAGGCGGTTGGAGTGAGTTTACCGGCGAAATCATCGCAGAGTAAGTCTGCCTTATGGATTAAACGTGAATGTGGCGGAGGGCGGCCAACGCCTTACCGCCACATTTTTATTTGAACAATATAAAACCATATAACACAATGGAAAAAAGAACTTATGGTGCACCCCGACTTGTGGATTGGGTCGCACAGATTAAAGCAGGAGCAGCCACCGTAAGAGTACACTTCACCGGCGGCGCATTAACCTCCTACGGCGTTACCCCTGCCGAGTACACAACGGACAGTCCTTTCATTCAGAAAGTGATTGAACAAAGCAAATACTACAAGGAGGGACGTATCATCCTGTTGCGCAAGACAGAGATTGCCGAACCTGCCAAGCCTACCAAAACCAAAAAGGTGAAGCCTCAACAGCCACGTCAGCAAGTCCCCGAAGAACCGGGTTCGACACACGCATCACCGGCTACTCCTCAGCCTGCCGAAACTCCTGTATCCAAGGAGCAGGAAGAAACACAGTCTCCTGCCGAAGCCGGTACTGAAACCGTTGAAAATCCAACAAATGACGAGCAGCAAGCCGAGCAAGTTTCCGATGATACGGAAGCGGCTGACGGCCTCAGCAAAGTAGAGGTTAGTTGCTTACAGGACGCACAGGCATATCTGCAAGAGCAATTCAACATCGCCTCCTACAAGGTACGCTCATACGATGCCGCACAGCGAGCAGCATCTGAACATGGTGTCGTGTTCGTAGGTGCTAAGTTCGACACCTTGAAAGGTGGTGATGAGGTAGAGGGAGAAACTACCGAAGCAGAAGAATAAATCTCATAGACGCTATGGTATATAACATTCACGATGTAATGCGCGATGTCCGCGTATGCCTCGACCAAAACATGACGAGCGAACAGTTGTTGCAGACTGACGATATAGACACGCTTGCCCTTGATGATATAATCAGAAGCAAGATTTTGGAAGCAGTTGTCAGAGTGCATACCAACGCCCCGACATATTTGTTGGAGCAGGGTCACAACTTCGGCGATGCCGTGTATTGGGGCAACCTTGAAAGCGGTTGGGTATTGTTGCCGCAGGACTTCATGCGCCTAATAGTATTTGAAATGAGCGATTGGGAGCGGGCCGTTTTCACGGCCATAAGCACCATTGACTCGGAATATGAGTTGCAGCGTCAGCGCATCAAAGCATTGCGCGGCACCGCTCAGAAGCCGGTATGTGTAATCTCAGTGCGGCCAGAGGGAAGAGCGTTAGAGTTCTACTCCTGCAAGAGTGAGAGCGCATACGTTCGCCGTGCGCAATATCTTCCTTACCCGAAGATAGACAAGGACGAGGGCATAGACATCTGTGAACGCTGTTATACAGGCGTGGTGTATGCCGCAGCGTCATTAGTATTACTCACATTGGGCGAGGCCGAGAAATCATCGGCACTCTCCGAAATATCTAAAACAGCATTACAATGAGTTCAATTCCAACAAAACAAATAGACGGTGATGTTGCGGTTGGGCGCAATGTGTCAGCCGGAGGCGATGCCAACGTACAAGGCAATGCCCGGATAGGCCATGACTTAGTTGTTGAGGGTTGGCTTGAAGCGAAGAACATCAAGGGAGTAAACAAAGGGCTGTTTGCCACCGTTGCTGCCCTGCGCGAAGCCTATCCCCAACCGCATGATGGTTGGTTTGCCGGAGTGTCAGCCTCGGATAAGGACATTGCAGACCTCGGACTCACCGTCCAACAGGGAAAGGCACTGTTCAGAATGTATGTCGGCAGTGGCGGTGATTGGGTGTGCGAACCTATCGACAAACTCTATGAGATTGTAGTGGACAACGAGCAAGTAGACAACCTCAGAGACGAATTGTCTACCCTGCGCGGCCAGCATGAAAATCTTGAAAAGCGCGTTGATGCCCACGACACCGAAATCAGCGGTATCAAGACACAGCAGACCACACTCGGAAACAGCATCAACACCAACACCGGCAACATCGCAACCCTCAAAGGAAGAGTAGACGGCCACGACACATCTATATCGAAGAACGCAGCCGCAATCAAGGCTATTACTGATAGCATTGGTGCGCCTAATGGTATTGCCCCGATAGATGAGAACGGCCATATTCCAACACGTTTTATCCCCGGGGCAATGGATGATGTCAAAGAGTTTGACGGTTTTGTCGAAGTATCTACAATAAATGCCGCTTCATTGACAGGTGAAGTTCTTGTCATGTTCAACACCACGTCAAGGACATTTGTTGCGTGTGCCAAGAATACCATACCTCCACAGTATGCCAATAATTGGATAGGAGCAGAAAACTACGGTGACTTTTCTATCAATGGCCGTATGCCACAAGATGATAAAGTCTACGTAGACCGTTCTACCAATAAAACCTATCGTTGGAGTGGTAGCCGCATGGCTGTTATCGGCACTGACCTTGCACTTGGCGAAACCGAGAACACCGCATATCCCGGTAACAAGGGTAAAGCAAATGCAGAAAATATAGCGTTACTCAAAAAGGCATTCTCAATTACCACGTTTGTAAACATCAACGAATTGTTTGAGAGTACCGGCAGCATGACATTTACGGATGTCGTTACGCTGCTTGACAGCGTAACAGAAGTGATTAAGCCCGGTAGCGTTGTAACATACCTCGACACGGAAAACGGTTGGAAGTCCTTGCAATTTATAGGAAACGACCCCGACAACGGCATAGGTGCCGATGAAAATTGGAAAGCGTTTGGTAACGGCTCATCTGTAGGAAACTGCTACAATGTAACCGCCGCCCGACTTGCCAACGGTGATGAATTGCCGACCAATCCACCGACATACGACACAAAGCAGAGTGCCATTGAGTATGCTATTGCTAAGGGAGCGGTCAGCATCGGTGTTCAAATCACTTTTGCAGCAAGTTCCAAAGGTTGGCGAACATTCCAATATATCGGACTTAGCGAAGATGCCGATAGTTATTCCAACCTTGACAATTGGCTTGATGTAGCCGGTCAAAGCGCAGGAGAGGAAACTATACTCAACATCAACGAACTTTGCAAGGAACAGACAGGAAGTAGCGAATACTCTTTGCTGAGTGCCGTTGCAGCCCTGCGCAAGTTGTGTGAGAGCAAGGGTATTGACTATTTTAAGGACGGCCTTGTTATTACTTACTGCGTTAATGCCGGTGAACACGTATGGGAAGCAAAGCAACTACTTGACAAGGCAAGTGCCGATAATTCCGAAGCATGGAAAGATTTCGGTGGTGGTGGCAATGACCTTGAGGCAAACGATGTGCCGACCGAGGGAGGTAAAGACGCATTCAGTACCGGCGGCGCATACGAGCGCATGATAGTAGACTTCGAGGAAAGTTTCAGCGAGGACGGCAATTCCAAAACCTATCAGCCTGTTAATGCCAAGAGAAAGCCAATAGGCAGTCCCATTATCGTACCTCTCGGTGGTGGAGGAGGCAGCACAGATGCAACCTCATTCGCAGTGCGCTTTGAGAGTCAGACAATTTACGGCGCAGCAGGAGGCAAGATAATCGGACGATTTGCAGCCCGAAGCGTTACGCGCATGGGCGAGGAAGAAGTTGTAAACAACATTACTGAAATCTCCGTCAGTGATGCCAACACAGGCGTATTGCTCAAAACTGAAATTCTCACCAACGAGCGCAGTTCTGCTTCTCTGCAAGATTTCAAGTTTTCAGTAGACTTCACAGATTGGTTTGACGGTGCCGGGCAGCGCAGCTTCATTGTTGCCGTAAAAGACCAAGAAAGCAACGTGCGCCGTGTTGATGTCAGCGTGAACTGCGTAGATGTTACTGTTGAAATATCCAAAGCACTGAATGAATGTCGCATTTCTGCCGGTGCAGGTATGACAACTCTTAATAGTTTCTACATCTTTCCACGCAACACCCTCGGAGGCGCAGGAGGCGGTATAGATGCCATAATTGAAATTCTGTGGAATGGAGAATGGAAAGAACTTGGAAGAGCCAATATCCAAAAGACATTCTCGCAGGACATCAGCATAAATCCGACCAACGTACTCGGCGGCGGTGAAAAGATGCAGCATGGCTCATATCTGCTCCGCATACATGGCTATGCACCACAGGCAAAGGTTACCGGCAACTATGTCTATACATCTATAATGTGCATAGACAGTTCTAAGTCCACAGAACCTGTTGTTGCTATTCGTTATGATGCAAAGACCTATGACGAAGAACTGAATGGCACTGTTGCACTATACGATACGGCCATATTGCAGGTCGCCGCGTACACCGCTGCAAGTATCAGTGGCAATACACAGGTAGCAGTCAAAGCCAACGGAGAAACTATACAGACATTCAAGGCTGCATCATCCACGACCTATGAGGTAAAGTATCAAATACAGGGCTATACAAATGGCGACAACATCGAATTTGTTGCTGAAGGAACGTGGACAGAGGCCAATGGTAAGAAGCATAGAGGCCAAAGCCACACAATCAATGTTACGGTAGATGGAAGTGCTATAGATGTGCAACTCAAGGGCGGAGCAGCATTTGTCTATGACCTCGCCCTACGCACTAATGCCGATGTCGACAAGATCATAACCGACAACGGTGTGACAATGGAGGTGACCGGCGCGAATTGGCGTACAAACGGATTTGTGCCGTATCTCGGACAGAACTCCCTGCGTATTGCCGAGAACATGAAAGCCACCATTCCATATTATCCTTACTCCAAGCAGACCAACGAGAGCGCCGGAAACGCTGTGCAATTCTGTTTCGCCACAGATAACATCAAGGATAAAGATGCCTTGCTCATGCACTGTTACGACCCTGCTACCGGCACCGGCTTCTATGTCAAAGGAAACGTGGCCGGCATATATTGCTCTAAAGGTGTAAAGCATCAGCGACAGGAGCGCAAGTTCCGAAGCAAGGAGCAAATCACTATGGCAGTAGTTGTAGAACCTGCGAGCCGGGCATACGAGCGTGGTAATGAAAAATACTCCACCATTAAAATGTACCTCAACGGCGAGGAGGTCGCTTGCTTGGGTTATATCCCAGGACAGAATGCCATATCGCAGAACCGGCCTATCATCTTTGACGGAACGGACGGAGATTTCTATCTCTACTACATCATGCCATACGAGAGTTACTATGAGTGGTCGCAAGCATTTAACAACTATCTTGCCAAACAGACCAATGTAACTGCAATGATGGCCGAGTTTGAAAGTGAAGATGTGCTTGACACACTCAACCGTCCGAGCCTCGACAAACTCAAAGCAAAGGGTATGCCGTATTATGTTGTGGTAGCTCCTCAGAAAGTGTTTGATGAATTTGACAGTGACACCAACACATCTACCAAATTCACCTGCACCCTGTTCTACTTCAATCCCCAACACCCGGAGTTGAACTTCATGGCCACCAACGTACAGTGGCGCAGACAAGGAACTACATCGGCGAAACGACCAATTAAAAATGACCGTTTCTATCTCAACAAGCCCGTCAATAAAGCGGACAAGATTGTTATCACGCTGCTCAATCCAAACGAGGACACCGAACTCGGACGGAAGGCCATTGCACTTGCCGCCAAGAACTATGTACTTGTTCAACCTAATGCAATCCCCGTTCAGATTATTACCGTCAAGGTAGACTTTTCAGACAGCAGCAACGCAAACGATTGCGGCGTATGTGACATGATGAACAACACGTTTAAGGCAATGGGCAGCGCATATCAGACACCTGCCCAAAGAGCCTATGACGGAACATTCACCAAAGGCGACCTGCATATAGAGGAATGTCAAATGGACCACTCGACCAAGAACCATCCTATTGCTGCTTTCCGTGCCACAAACGAACAACTGACAGACGCATGGTTTCATGCGAAAGGCAATTGGAAAGAGGATAAGGGAGAACAACTTGCACTCGGTTTCAAAGACACACCCGGCTATAATAAAGGCTGCTTGAACTATGGTGATTTCATAGAGTTCTTCGGTAATCGCAATGAAACACTCTCGCAAATTGAGGCACGTTTCAAGACAACAGACGGTTTAGACACAGATAGCATCTACCTGTTGAGCCAATACTGCGGTCGTGACTATCTCATCATGCGCCATAATGGTACAGCATGGCAGCGCAGTACCGGCTCAATGAAACAAGTAGGCGGGAAATGGGTAGTTACCGGCGATGTCCTTAACCCTGTTACCGGCTTTGAGTTGCTCTCTTATCAAGGTTTCTGCTGGTGGAAAGGAGTATCGAGCGTTGACGATATGATGAAAATGGAGGCCGATAAATCCTCATGGGTTCAGAAACTCGTCAATAGCGGTGATGTGTCTGCCGACACATTCCCGAAGTGGACGCAATACTTTGAATGCATGGTAGACGACGACCAATTGCAGATTGACCTTGCATACGGTCGCAAAGTTCCATACGAACTTTACAGAATGTTGAGGTTCTGCCACGACTGCGACATGATTGCATCCGTAGAAGGTAAAGAAAACCGTTGGCAGATAATCGAGAACACCACAAAGATGGCGAATTGGAGAAACAATCTGTGGCAATACGTATCGCCGCAGAGCCTGTACGCCTATACATTGTTCACCGATTATCTTGCAGCCACCGACCAACGCGCCAAGAATATGCAGCCTATGTGGTTTTTGGAGGACGGCCAGAGTGTTACCAACGGTGTCTATTCTGCCGAACACGCCGTGAGAATGTATCTCAACAAGGTATATGACTGCGACACCTGTAACGGCAAGGACAATGACGGCGGTTGCACCGTAGATCCCGAAGCAGACCCCAACCGCATGACTGACGACAACTATGTCAATCCATACGCAGGTTATGGTTCAATCCTGTTCAACAATGTGGCCATCGTTCCAACTGTTTATCTTGACGCAACACACAGCGGAAGTCAGCAACTTTCACTCGGAACTGTTGCAGCCGCCATGCGCTCTGCAAAGACCAATGTGGACGGTGTGGACATGGTGCCGTTCTCCCCGGAGGGCGCACAATACTTCTTCGTTGAAAAGCGTCTGAAGTTTTGGAAGAAACTCATATCGTCCTTTGACGGCGAACGTAAGTACATCGAGAGTGTAGGCACGAGTGATGATATTTACTTCTATGCTCTGCAAGGCTTGGGACTTACAGCCCTGCCGCAGTTCATCGAACAGCGTTGGCGCATCCGTGACGGTTACTATCAGACCGGCCAATTCTTCAGTGGTGTGTTGAGTGGCCGTACATCATGTGCAAGCAGTAACGCGCGTATCCGTATCGTTGCCGCAATGACCGGCTATTTCGGTGTAGGCCATGATGCAAGCGGCCAACTTGACGAGGTAGTGTTCCTCGAAGCAGGACAGGAGCATTACTTTACAAAGTTCAGCCACACAGAGTATGCCTTGCTCTACATCTATCAAGCAGACCGCATCAAAGAGATAGACTTGAGCGAGATAAGCCTTGACAGCAGTTTCAACTTCCAAGTAATGAAACTTGCTGAGAAGATTATCATCGGAAGCGAAAGCAGACAGGATGTATCAATCGGTGCCGCCGTCCCTATCAGTTCTCTTCCTCTCGGGCAATTGCCGTTCCTTCGTGAACTCGACACACGCAACACAACCGTTGCGAGCATTGACGCGAGCAGTTGCCCACGAATAGAGATAATCAGAGCCGGAAATTCGCCGCTGCAAAACTGCCTTATTGCAGAAACAGCTCCTATCAGCGTGTTGGAATTGCCCGACACCATGACAGAAATTTCTCTTGTCAATCTTCCCAACCTGTCATATCCCGGCGGTCTGACTATTGCAGGATTGAGCAATATAACAAAACTCATGATTAGCGGTAGCCCGAAGATTGACGCAATGACAATGATTAAGAACATCGTTGACGAGGCCGGACAGATTAAAAGTATCGGACTACGCGATGTGAATATCACGGCCAGCGTTGAAATCCTGCGCTCTTTGAAAGCAACCAATGCCTACGGCCTCGATGAATACGGAAACGACATCGCGGCCGATAAGAATGTCGAAGGCGTAGGAAAACAATGCTCCGGCCTTACAGGCCGTTGGATATTGTCAGAACTGATAAAGGATGAGGACGAAAACGGAGTAGCCGGTCTTAACAGCCTCAAAGCCTACTTCCCGGCTCTTGACCTCTACAACTCTCAGTTCTCTATCGTGAAATGTTCTGATGTGGTGGATGCACCGGGTGAGAAATGGGGAAACCTTGACAACCTGACCGGCGCACTGTTCTCAGCCGCCTATAAGCGTTCGGGACATCCATTGCGCATCTTTGAAAACACTTGGGCGTGCCGTGCAGACTACAACGCAAAGTTGCAACGCCTTGAACTACGCCGATTGAGCCGTGCCAACTTCAATTTCATGCTTGACGGCAGCGAAATTGACCTTGCAGACGTAGCCGGTGCCGGTTATGACATCATGCACTTACTTGGTCATGGTTGGTATAAAGGCGTGAGCGACTATAAGAACCAAGACAAATACTATATATGGTCGAGCTGCGACAATGAACCTCTCTCAACGGCCAACGTGAGAAAGATATACAGCCTCGCAGACCTACTGTATTCCGATAGTCAAGGTGTATATGTAGATGCAGACACCACAAACGGCATGAATGTCGCAGAACTACTCGGACAAGGTTCTAATGTCAATGTCTACCGTGTGGATGTAGACGGTATGAAGCAAGTACGTTGGCCGGGCATGAACAATCAGACAATGGGCTGCGTGTTCACAGATGCAGACGGAAAAGTCGTTGGAGTGTTCCAAATGGCCGTAAGCAATACGAACTTTGACTTCACAATAGGCAACTACATCTACGAGAAAGTTCCGCAGGGTGCAAAATGGTTCTACTTTACCACGTTCAAAGACCTTGACAATAGCGAAGTTCATGTTGTAGATAGTGACAGCATCGAAGCAATCGAGCCGGAATGGACGGAGATTAAAACTCCGAAAGCACTCAATGAGCAGATAGAGGACGGTTCTGTGTTCGGTACATACCCGATTACGATTGACGGCCTCGGTATGCCGCGAAGCATCAGCAGTGGACGCTCACGCAAAGGCACTGGCACATCTACCATAAATCCTAATTGGCTTTATGATGACGATGGCAATGCTGTAGAGTTGCCGACCGGCACAATCAACTACTGCATGAAAGATTTCCAAAACCTTGCAAGGCTCAGAGGCAAGGGGTATCAACTCCAAGACTATGAGCAACACAAGGAAACATCAATCCTGTGGTGGGCTTTGAACGGACACAGCGATGAGCAAAGCATTGTCGGTCGTGGTCAGCATGACGGCCTCCTCAACCAAGCCGATAATATCGGTATGGCAGACACACAAAGTAGTAGTAACATTTGGAATTCAATACTCGGCATTAAAGGTTATGTCGGATGTGACTCAGAATGGTTAGACAACCTTGCGCTTAATGTAACCTCATTCAAAGAGTTCTTCAAAAACAAAGGCGTTGAGGTGTCGTCATTCCCTCTTGACGGAGTTGCACACATATTCAATCCTATCACAGGAGAAGAACGTACCGTGCAATGTCTGACAACCGGCGGAGGAAACTGTATCGTTCGCCTTGTGCATGGTGCCAAGTGTGATATATTACCGTCACGAACAATCGGCGACACAAGCCAATACATTGTGGCATTTTGCGCCGGTTGGTGGTACACACATTCGCGCAGCCGCGTGGTTTTGCGGTCGGGCTTCAATTCGGGTGCGTATAGCGGCCTCGCTTATGCGGCTGCGATTAGCGCTTGCTCGAGCTCGAACTCGTACTACGGCTCGCGTCTGGCCTTCCGTGGGCGACTAATCGTTCTCTCGTAGCACGACTGCTCGCCACTCGTCCTTTTCGTTTGGTGCAGAGCCGTGGGTTTATCCCCGGCTGCTGCACCTTATTTTTCTCGCGAAGCGAGTTTTTTATATTTGTTTCATACGGCAATATGCTGATTTTTCATGATATTTTAGTAATTTTGCAGCGGATTTACTCCAAGGCGGAAAACCCTCACAGCCGCGTGGTTTTGCGGTCGGGCAACAATTCGAATGCGAATAGCGGCCTCGCTTATGCGAATGCGAATAACGCTTGCTCGAACTCGAACACGAACTACGGCGCGCGTCTGAACTTACTAAGGTTAAAATCGTGTGACCCTGCACGGCAACGAGATTGCCAAAGCACTCCTCGAAGGGTTTGAGCCTCGGCAACAGCAATTCTTTTCCAATCTTGAAAACATTGGAGAGTTTTGGAAAGCCGAAAAATGACGATAACCTTAATGTGGGGTGTCGCTACGGCGACCCCCACGGGACCGGAAGGCCATTAAACAATTGACAATGGACGCAGTAACTGCCCATAACATCAAATATGATTTGATACCGCAGGAATGCTCCAATCTTCCTGCGGCGTTGAAACGTGCAGGTTTCCCAATCAGCAACATATTAGACGAGATAACCTCGGACGAGAATTTGTCTGAGGGTTTTGATTATGTAATCAGTCATTTGGAAACCGCACAACAACGCGAAAAGTATTACTCTAAACTTGACCCTGCAAAAGGGCAACGCGACAAGCGACAACTCCTTGCCCGACTAAAAAAAGAACTCCAAGACGGTACATTTAGAATACGCCCGGAGAACATCAGAGAAATGATTGTCGATGATGGCCCAAAGGTGCGGATTGTTCAAGCTCCGAGAGTATATCACCGTATCGGATGCCATGTGATAATGGTAGTCGTGGAGAAGTATGTTAATCCCACTCTCATCACGAACACAGCCGCAAGTATCAAAGGCCGTGGTATGCACTGGCTATTTCATCGCATAGTAGATGATTACAATGCCGTGCCGGAGTTGATGCAGGATTATTATCAGAACGACATACAAGGCTATTACGACAATATCGAGCAAGAGGGAATGAAATCCGTTATAAGGCTGTATATTGCAGACCTTGTTGTGTTGGGCTTCCTTGATAACTTCATCACTTTAATGCCGAGAGGACTGTCCAAAGGCTTGCGGTCAAGCCAATGTTTCGCCAATCTTTATTTGTCGCCGGTAGACCATGTGATGTGTTGCCATGTCCCCAAATACATAGCGGAGGACGGCGAGGTTAGGTATCTCTACCAAAGATATATGGACGATGCGGCCATGTGGGGAGCAGAGAAAAGGCAACTATGGAAACTGCGCGACATATACCATTCGGAAGTTGCCAAATTGGGATTGACCGTAAAGAATACCGAAGCGATAAGACCGATAACCGAGGGGATAGATTACCTCGGTTTCGTTTTTTATGGTACTCATTCAAGACTGAGAAAGCGTACCAAGAAAAAGGCCGCTCGTCATTTGTCGGAGGTAAAATCACGCAAACGGCGGCAAGAACTTATCGGCTCATTCAAAGGCATGGCTTGTCATGCCGATTGTAAGCATTTGTATTATAAACTAACACATACATATATGAAGAAATTTGGAGAGTTAGGCATATCCTATAAGCCGGAGGACGGAAAAAGCGTTTCCCCGGTAAGGTGGTACCTATCCGCAGTATCGCGAACAGACCCATTGAGATACACGATTACGAAGTAGACCTCACCACACCATACGGAGAGAAACGCTACCTTGTCAGCTTCAGAAACGTGGACGATGGCATATTCAATAAGTTCTTCACTGCAAGTAAGGAAATGCAGAATATCCTTGACCAAATCAGCGACTTGGAGGACGGATTTCCGTTTGAAACCACAATAGTCATGGACTACTATGACGGAAAGACAATACCCAAGTTCACATGATAGTCAAAAGATAAAGAAGCGGTAACGCATATAGGTAGTAACTTTGCCGTACTATGAACAAGGTATATGGCACATCAGTACGGCAGGACGGCTTACAACAGGTAGGCCGCAGGACTTTTACGCTCTTTTACGGACTATACACCGATGAGCGCGGCGGCACTTATGAATATCGCCACATCTTCGACCATAAACCCACATGGGAAGAAGTTAAGGCCGTGTTAGTTGAGGCCATCAATGAGCATACACATGAGACTATCATCAATGGCTTTATATGGAACGGACTACGTATATGGCTCTCTGACGAAAACCAACGCAACTTTATGATGATAGAGAAACTCACAAACGAGTCTTATCCTCTTAAAGTCAAAATCAACGAGGACGCAGACGGCCAGCCAATCTATTACACCTTTGTGAGCGAAGAAGAGTTTGCCGCTTTCAGCAAACTTGGTTCACAGCACGTTATTGACACATGGGCAGCAGGTTGGAAAGAAAAGGACAACCTCGACCCAAAGACATTCGGATGTTAGATTAGACCACATATATACATGAAAAAGGACGCTCGACCGTGAGGCCGGGCGTTTTTTGTAACTCAAAAGATAAAGAGGAGCAACGACAAGTACAGGCTACCTTTGCATCAAACTCAAAAATTTATATACAATATGAAGATAGCAAAAGACAAAATGCAGCACATTGTCGTCTGCGCAATCGTGGCGGTAGTTATCGCCATAGTAGTAGCCAACACCTGTGCGCTTCCGTTACCGTCCTGCGTGGCAGGTTTTTTAGGAGCAATGGCGTGTGGTTTGGGTAAGGAATACGGCGACAGCAAGGCGCACGGAAACACTTGGAGTTGGCCGGACATCGCCGCAGACATGGCCGGAGCAGCCATTGGATGCCTTGCAGGTTTTGTAGCACTCTTAATCTAATCAGACGGCATGAACGAAACCAACAATCTTTTCTCGGCTACAATGGCCGCATTAGGGATGGCACTTTCCGGGTTCTACGGACACCTTGCCCCTTGGCTCATGCTTGGCATGGTATTGGTGATGGTAGACCTCCGTTTCGGCCTCCTCGCGGCCAAAGCTCGTAAAGAGGACATCCGTCCCTCACGAGCATGGCGCAGGACATTCAACAAGATGGTGGACTACCTCTGTTGGGTTACACTCGCTGAGGTATGCAGTAGGACTTTCGGAATAACAATCGGTGCGCCGGTTGTGAGTATGGCCATGCTGTTTATTATCTACGGCATCGAATTGAACTCATGCGTCAATAATTACCTTGAGTACAAGGGCATCAAAAAAAAGTGGAACTTCTTCAAACTTGTAGGCAAGGAGAATTTGCTTGAAGATAGTTCCACAGAGTCAGAAACCGACAAATCAAATGACAATGGGAAAAATAAAAGTCTTGATTGACAACGGACACGGCGAGGACACGCACGGGAAATGCAGCCCCGACAAACGACTGAAAGAATACCGCTATTGCCGTGAGATAGCGCAGCGCGTCAACAGAGAGTTGTCGCTCCGTGGTATAGACGCATTACTCCTTACGCCGGAAACCACCGACACACCACTCAAAGAACGTGTGCGTAAGGCCAACGCATGGGCGCGCAAACTCGGTTCAAAGAATGTGGTGCTTGTGTCGATACACAACAATGCCGCCGGCTCAGATGGCCAATGGTATACGGCCTCCGGCTTCTCTGTATTCATCAGCAAGAACGCATCGGCCAACTCCAAACGCCTGGCACAAATCTTCACGGAGAACGCCACGGCAATGGGACTTATGGGCAACCGCAGTGTTCCTGCCGAAAAGTATTGGGTTCAATCGCTTGCCATGACACGCGACACTATTTGCCCGGCAGTGCTCACAGAGAACCTTTTCCAAGACAATGAGGAGGAGGTGAAATTTCTGCTTTCGGAGGATGGAAAGAAAGCCATTACAAACTTGCACGTTAATTCAATCATTCAATACATCAACAGTATTAAGTCATGAACAGAGAAGAAGAAATTGTTGCTAACAAGCAACTGAGAAAGGACATTGACGAGATTATCCAAAGAGTTAAGGAATTGCCTGCTTCGCGTGAGCGTAGTCTTTCCATCACCAAACTACAAGAGGGCGTTATGTGGCTTGGTATGGATTTGAAACGACTTAACAGCGACAATCCCTATCCTTCAAGTAAAGACCCCTCTACAGGTTCAAAGATTGAACCAACTGCAGACGGTCTCAAACTCTAAAAATCAATCGTCATGAAAGCAAAACATTATGTGCTTGCAGCCCTTGCAGGACTTGTAACATTCTTTGTCGGTTACTTCATCGGCAAAGACCGCACGGAGAAGCCTCCCGGAACCGTTGTGGAAACAAAAGAAACGACCGTGGACACCATACCGTACCGCGCACCGATGCCGCAGTCGGAGTTGGCGTTAGGCACACACCTTTATACTCTGCCGACTTATCGTTTCATCGGTGGAGGGTCAGGAGGCGAGCCGCGACCACGTGGGGACAATGACATCATTCGTGAGGATACCATTCATGCAGGCACCATCAAGACTTTGCCATATGGCACCGGCGCAGGGGGTGAACCTCGATGTTGCGAGGACAGTACAATCGTAGAACTTCCCGTTGTTCAACGCCACTATGCCGACAGTACATACGAGGCATGGGTAAGTGGACCGATAGACCCACGGCTCGACAGCGTGAGAGTATTCGCACCAACAACCATCATCACCAAAAGGGAATGGAAGCCTCCCAAACGATGGCATATAGGAATAACCGCCGGATATGGCTACGGTTCAAAAGGCTTTCAGCCGTATGTCGGTGTCGGTATTACTTATTCTATATTCAGTTTTTAATATGGAGATAACACTATCAATCAATAAGGACGATGTGATGCAGGAAATCGCCGTTACCACGGCCTACACAGGTGGGAAGATGGACAATGACGAGAACGCCCTGCACCGCATATCAACAGTAGACGAGGACGAGAACCACCTTGAAAGATTTTGGGAGGAAAGCCGAGCCGACATCTGCCAAGAACTTATCGGCCTTGTAACTTTTGAGGGCATGGTAAACGGCATCATCATAAAGCCGAATGACCCGGAAATTCCGATACAACCCAGCCCCAATGCTTTGCCCCCAATCGTGAAACCGCATTATGAGTTGAGACTTGATGTGTCAAAGTCCTTTGATGAGGCATTACTGCCAAGCATGAAACTCAGCCTCCGCAGTTTCTTTGTGCATAACATAGTGGCCAAGTGGTATGTCTATACGAACAAAACTGAAGCCGGTGACTATGCAGACAAGGCGGCCACGCTGCTTGACGACATACACCGCAAGGCCGTATATAAGAAAAAGCCGACACGCCCCACCTACGATGACTAATTTATAAACTTACATCACAATGGAACAGAAAAAGACCATTACAGTAACGCTTGAGTCGAAGGAAATCAAGTTTGACGTGATGAACAAATCGCACCTCACCGGCCAAGCGCGGAACGCAGAGGGCAAGGACTATCGTTCCACGGCCTATATGCAAGCGAGTGAGGACGATGAACACGCCTATCAGATACTCCGCTCCATCAGCAATGCTTTTTCGCATCTTAAGGTGGAACTCGGCGAGTACTTGCATGAGGACGGCTCGACCTCCAACAACCGCATCAACAAGGCCGTGGAGGACGGAGACAAGTTGCAGCTTTCATTCCTTCTGCCATCAAACTTCAACAACTCGGCTTGCGACAGCCTCGGCGGTATGCTCCACGAGTATATCGTAGACCGTACCCTTTCCGAATGGTTTGTAATCACCAACAAGGAAGATGCACAGAGCTACGCCAACCTCGCCACTGATGCCCTCGACAGAGCCAAACAAGCCCTCTATAAGAGGGAAAGACCCACACGTCCAACTTATACTGATTAAGCCATGTACCATATCGGATGCAGCGAGGACTGCTACAACAGCGATGCAGGGAGCAGTAAGGCCACTAAGAAGGTCACATTGACATTCAAACGTGATGAACTGCTGTACGACATCAAGAACTACGCCTATATCGAGGGACACGTGTGGGGCGAAGAAAACCAACACGCCCAGCACACCCTCGTTGAAATTGGCGAAGAGGGAAATGTCGACCGTGTGAACCGCATACTCGGTGTAGTCCACGCCGCAGCCGTTGAAATGCTTTATCCGTACACCAAGCAAGACCCGGAGGAGGAAGAAGAAATCGACGACCGTATGTGGACACCGACAGACTACAAGATAGTCATGAAAGTGCCGGTCACGATGTCACGCACCACTCTCCACCTGCTTAACAAACTCATTCACGAGTTTATGGTTGCGCGTGTGATATACGATTGGTTAAGCATCACGCACCCCGAAGCCGCGCGAAATTGGCTCGACAAGGCACTCGAAGCCCAGGAGGAAATAAACAGTGTCAAGAACAGCCGCACAGGTGTGTTGAGGCGACCATCGCACCCATTTTAAGATTTACCTATCCGGGGCAACCCGGAACTACCCGACAAGGACGAGAGCCGAGACGCATCACGCGCCCCGGCTCTCTTTTTACAATCTTTTTACCTAATACTAATTCTACCTATGTATGTCTTATCTTGGTTGATTGGTCAATCGTGGCGTGAACTGCAGAGAAGCCCCGAAGATACTCTCATCGGGAGAAAGATTGCAGAGCAACGCGATACGGAAATACTTGTAGGGAGTGCCACGGAAACCTCGCAGGTAGTGGTCTTTGCTCGACCATACCAAATGCCAATTATAGAGGTCGCGAGAGCCGTAAAGGACAGACTGAACGTGTCCCTTTTGGAAGTGGCCGCGCTGTATAACCGTGTCCATTGTCTTGAGAACATCCGGCGTTTCAAGTTTGATAGGACGAGAAACCATAAGTCCTTTTGTCGACTCACCGTCCATTGCAGAGAAATTCAGCAATGCGCCGTTGTGGTCTACGGCCAGAGCCTCTGGGTATGAATTTATGCCGGCCTCAATAGTAGAATACATCATGCCCCATTCCTTTGACTTCAAAGAGTAAACATAAGCGTAGGTGTAATTTGGATTATAAACAATCACACGCTGATGCACATAGTCATAGAGCATTCCGCAGTCGGAAATGAAATCTAAAAAAGCTGTGGTCGGCAGACAGGTGTCGGCCTCATGCCCAAGCATGGTGTGTAGTTTCTCCATTCCGGGGAGCTGCAACACATTGAAAGGCTGCAGGGCATTGATTGTGTCGGTGATACACTGCGTCTGTGATCCGGATATAAGCATGATGCCTCGGTCTGTAGCAAACAGCACAGCACTATCCATCTGCAGCGGTTCGGTGTTTTCGAGAATAACATCGCGCGTTATAGGTTGCTTTGCTGAATATGAACCTGTGGAAGATACTTCCAATGCCCAAACGCCCTCATCGGTAAACGCATAAAGAGGAAATTGGCCGAACTGACCCTCTGAAAGGGCTTTTGCAGCCGTCGAGATAGCCATTATACGCCCGGTTCCTACGGTGTTAATTCCAAGCAAAGGAAAGAGGTATGGATTGTTTACCTCTGATGTGTAGACCTTGTTGAACACATCTATTGTCCTGTCGGCAATAGATGATTGTGGAGGTCGGCTCTGCGAAACGCCACTTGGCTCTTCCCATCCTCCGAAATAAAATGAGCCGTTGAGAAATCCGTGAGGCTCCAAAGGAATAACAAGGTGGGGAGAGTCAAAATAATTGTTGCGAATAATCACGGCCTTGTAGGCATTGATATTCGGGTAGTAAAAGAACAGGAGCGGAGCCTCATTTCCGCAGATACCAGCATTGCCATACACGATGATGTCCCTGCCATCCTGCTTAATATAGACGGCAACCATAACACTGAATGTAAAATCCGCAACTGTTGGTTCTGCATTTGACCACCGAGCAACATAGCCGTCAGAATAGTTAAAGAGCGAATATCCGTCAAAGCCTTGGAACAGTTGTTTCTTCACGCCGGAGAGATTGAGGCGGGAGTTATATGCGAAAGCCTGATGAGGTATTATTTTGTCATGGCTGTCATAATCATCTGTCATTACTTCGCGCGTAACGAGCGACTGCAGATAATCCTCTTTGACAGGAATTAGTGTGCGATCTGTTTTCAGTTCCTCCACACGGATGCTATGCAGGAAATAGAACTGTGAACAATTACGAATATCCTCCTTAACTGCATCCGCACTCCGTTTTGGTGTTACCAACACACCACCAGGACGAGAGTCCAATGCGTCCGGGGTAAATGTAAAGGCATAGAGTTTGCCGAAGTTGTTATACTGATAGCGCAAAGGATATGTCGCTTTACTTGCAGTTTGATTGTTGTGTTTGCATACACTGAAACTTGATAAATCCTCGCCGCCATTGATAAACTTCTCGCACTGGCCATTTTGGTCGTAAGTGTATATCGGGGCTGATATGAAGATGTCGACAGATTTAATAATGTCGCTCCAATTCTTTAGGCTGTTTAAGTCAGACTTAAGCGCATAGTCAAGACTGTGGACCGGCGCAACAACACGAAGTTTAGCGGATGTGTATGTGTCATCTTTGCCATGCAGATTAAACCAAAATACGCGAGGCGTGTTCTCGGAGCTGCATATCATGAGTATTGGCGCGGAGTGCCTTGTCAGAGAGCCGTCATAAAGTCTATAAGCGTAACGAACAAAAAAAGGAAATATGAATTTACCTTTTTGTGTAGACTCCTCAGCGATGAACTTGTTAATCTTAGCCAACACTTGATTTGTGATACTTGTTTTCTGAGTATCATCGAACTCTGAGTATATGTTATTCTTATGGATGCTATAAGATATTTCAAATTCATCAGTTCGTTTCATATCGGCCTGTAATCCGAATGAAAGCGAGCATTCCGGCATTGCGGTGCCAAGGTTGAGATAACCTGCTGTATCACCTTTCCAAAGGAAATAGTGCATACCGTCAGAGCAAAGAATAAGTAGTGTGTTACCTATTGAGCTGAACTGATAAATATCGTTGCCGGAGAATGAGGCTAACAATGTTGGAGTTTGTGTACTGCCGCTTTCCGTTGTACTGTTAATCCAACTGACACTCTTTCCCTCCAACAGGATATAATGCTTGTATGAGGAAGTTTCGTGAATATATACAGCCTTTTGTGATGCTGACAGGCCAATAGATGTAGGTATCGGCTGAAAAATAGGTTTCAGTTGGCTGTCCTCGCTTATGAGGTTTAGCGATGTGGCAAGTTCGCCGTCATGACATTCGTAGTCGGACGGTTGGGCAGAATAGCCGGAGTATTTTATATCTTTAATCATAGCGAGCAGCGGTATATGATTGTGATGTACTTAATGTTGTCGCGTATAACCTCCATGCCGCAGGGACAACGCAAACGAGTTCCCTTTACTTCGGCACCGGAAAGGACAGCCCTTGCCAACTTCTTGGAGCAGGTGCGGAACGTGCCTTTTCCGTGAGCCGTAGCCCATACACGTCCTATGTGCCGACCTGTATATTGGCCGGCACGTAGTTTGACATAGAGGTAGAGTTCGCCATACTCATACGCAATGTCTATCACATCGCCAACGGACAGTGATAGTTTCCGGGCAACGTGGGCTGATATATCAATCTGGCCGGAGGCATCGAATGATATGTCGTGCTTGCGAGAGTTTGACAATATACTTTTCATCATTGGCAAAATTAGTTAGGATGATTGGTAAACCCACGTTAAGTTGTGGGAGAGAATAAATTTGGTTGTTGCGGTTCTGTGTAGCCTAAATCGCGTACACGCTTAATCTCCGCGTCTATCTCGGCCTCGAGAGCCTTAGACTTGCGCAGGGCATCATGCGACCGGGTGCGGAAATACTCTTTTTGCGACTCGCGCATGAGAGCAACCTTTTCAAAGAATTGTCGTTTGTTCATTGTTACGCAACGTTTTTTGATGATGTCTCTCGATTTCTGCACATAGAGCCTCGCACCAGGAGCGAGCCATATTTACCTCAACTGCATTTCCGATGAATTTCTTTTTGTCGGCCTGTGTACCTATCAGCACATAGTCCTCGGGGAAGCCCATTATCAACTTCAACTCTGTTTCTTTGAGCATCCGCATCGTTATGTCAATGATATTGTAAAGTGCCATAAATTCCTTTATCTTGACCGTCATTGGTGAGTCTGTTTCATATATCGCAATCGCAACTTCACCTGCTTTTGTCGTGACAAGGTAAGGTGGCATCTTATCCATTCCGGCAATGAGTGTAAAGCATGGAGCATCTACCGAACCTCCTTTTGAGGTAAACTGAGGGTTCATCAGAAAACGCTTACATGACACGAGTTTCTGCTTTGGATTTGTCAAGACAGCAGGGTTCGGCTGCTCGATACTTGTAACTTGACCGCCGCCGGAATACTCGTTAGCCATGAAATGACATGATACGAGTGCCATTCTGTCCTTTGTAGTGAGCGTAGCCGCAGGAGAGTCGCACGATGTATTGAAGCCGTTACCATAATGCACGGAAATAAATGCGTGGTGGTCTATTGTCGTGATTGTTCCGGCAGGTTCTTCCACGGATATGTTCTTTCCCTCCGGCGTACCTCCGAATTGTTTTGAGAGGAACGAAACCGACGCAAGAGCGAGGCGGCTCTGTGTAGCAACCGTTGGGCATGGTTCGTCAAGCGATGGCGGCACATACTTTCCTGTCTTTTTGTTCACGCTGTTATACTTGACCATGAAAGCGGACTTTCCACCGGCGACAAACTTAATCAATCCTGCATAGATGCGTTTAAGCGTATTTTCAGACAGAGGCTTTTTTCTGTTGAAGATTGATTTGCCCTCGTCCTCGAAGTCAAGCACATCACGCACAGGCTTCCATTTCTTTGTTTCTCCGAACAAATCTGTTCCGCCGGTCTTGCTATGAGTAGGCTCGGGGAAAACGATGGGAAGCCCATGCTTCGCAAAGATGCCAAAGAAACGCTTACGCGATGTGTATGCACCATAGTCGGCGGCATTCATAATGCGGAAGTCGTAGTTATATCCATACCGTTTTACCTTGTTCACCCAACGTACATAAGAGCGGCCACGGTCTTTTGATAACGGACGGCCATTCTCGTCAAGAGAACCCCATGACATGAACTCCTCTACATTTTCTATCTGAATGTAGTCGGGATTGAGTGCCTCAATGTATCGAAACAGATGTTCGGCGAGTGTCCGGCTATCAGCATCACGAGGTTGCCCACCTTTTGCTTTGCTGAAGTTGGTACATTCAAGCGAAGCCCACAATACAGTAAGGGCATGCGGGTTCTCCGTTCTACACTTGGCGAGGTGTTCAGACAGTGGTGTCAGTTCCAATGTTCTGATGTCCTCGGTAAAGTGCAATGCGTTTGGGTGATTGGCCGCATGAGAAGCAATCGCCTTTGCATCATGATTGACACAAGCAATCACCTCGGCACACTGCTCACCATGCAGACGAGCTGCGTTCACGCCTGTAGATGTTCCACCGGCACCACAAAATAGGTCTATGTATAAAAGTTGCTTCATTTGTTATAATCTACTTTTATTGTAATCGTATTTTCAGAAACATCACTATTCATGCTTGGTCTAATCAATTTCATATCATTTGGATTGAAGTAAACCCTGTAATTCTTTGGCTTCTGACGAGAAAAGCCACATTCGAGCGTCCTTGTTTCACCTTCTGAATTTTTGAAAGTCACTATTTCATGCCCAGGCGCACCTGTTACACTGCTTACAGTAAACCCATCTTTTTACATTTGGTTGAAAATAAAATCAGCCAAAGAATATCCGTTACTTTTACTCATTTCGTCAGATACTTCCACCAAGAATAATGTTTGCGATAGTCGAGGTAAGTTGTGCGATACTGATTGGAGTACGCCTCACGCTCAAAGCTGATGTTTCTATATGCCATGTGGCTGTCAAGATACTGTATGAGCCGGACGATCCATTCAACGAAATACCACACATAGAAAAACACATAGGCCATTTCACGCATCTGTGCGGTATGGATGCACTCATGCCTCATGTCGGAGGCCGTCATTACGCTATGTTTGCGGACGAACAGCACTCCGAAAAGGTTTATCGCCTTGAAACCCTCAAAGGGGATGATGTTGTTATAGATTATTTTCATTGTATTCTTTCTCCAAATTTAATAATGAATACCTCTCTATCTGTTGGTGCGCCCCATTTAGAATTACCCATTCCGATAGACATTTCTTTGATTACGAATGTAGTTGTTGTATCAGTGTAACCTCTATGTAAACGTACATGAGTGTACTCTTGCCATATTTGGTTGGTTGGTAAACTATAAAGATATTCCAATGCCGCTTTTCTACCTCCATTCAGTTTTAGAAACCTTTTAACCCAATAATCAGATAAATCACGGTATTCCTCCGGCTTTTCTCCAGAGTTCTCCATATCATACCATTGATATTTTACGACCAAATCAAGAATTTTCATTATTTACCTCCTTTCAGTCAGTTTCTCACTCAATCGGTTCATCTTGAAGTCTAACCATTGCTCAACGCATTTCACACCATAGATTTGCGCCATCTGCAAGCACATAATCATTACATCGGCAATCTCCTCACAAACATGATAGTTTTTATCACGGCCACGCGAGTTCTTGCAGATAGCATCTTGCAGTTCGGCCATTTCCTCGAACAACATCAGTGTTTGGGCATCCTTGCCGTATGTCTGAATGGCAAGCCGGATGGTTTCGTCAGTACCATTCGCGCACAGTCGCTGAAGAATGTTTGATACAGGACTGCCGTAAGGCGTGGCCGGGTCGGCGGTGTGAGTGTCGCTTTCTTCTGTTGCGGCCAGCCTCATCTTTGCATCATGCCGGCTCTGACGAGTGAGTTCTGCAACACACTTCTTGCAGCGGTGCCGGTAAGACTTCGACATATCAGATTGGGGAACATACTCCCCACAGATTTCACATTTAACCTTTTTCATTGAGTCCTTTCTTTAGATGATTTACTTTATTAACAATACGCTCTGCAGCATCCACACTATCCAACATGGTTTTGCTCACGAGGGCAATTCTGATTTTTATTGCCTCAAAATCCAACTTGTGATAGTTGTGCGCCACTTTAACCGTGCATCCAGCCAACAGTGCATACTTCTCCTGTTCGGTTAATGCAGAATTTTTTAACTCACTATTTATATGTTTCATTATTGCCGTAAACTCGGCCGACATATTACTCATTTCATTATGTTTTTATCTCCGGCTTTCGCCACCGAGAGGAATTACATTGTAAGTTTTGAAGCGGTCTATCAGTCGCCCAAAGCCGTCCGCATACTTCTTTTTGAGTTGCTCAATGGAGAGGTTTGTCGTTACGTGTGCCTTGAGGTGGTACTGCGACCATATTTCATTACGTGCATGGAGAAATTCATCGGTCAGCACCTTTGTATCCATGCCGTAAAAGGTGGTAGTCTGAACACCGATGTCGTTGAGGCAGATATTGACCGGCTTGCACTGAAACCCTTTGTTCTCCTCCTCGTTGAATGTGTATCGGTCGAGGTTGTTATGCAACGTGTAGTAGTTTATCATCTGCGTAACCGAGAGGTTATAGAAGAAGTTAGGGTTGCCTGTGTAGTGCAGGTATTCCGAGAATATCTCCATCAATAGCGTTTTGCCGGTGCCAACATTGCCATGCAACATGATATGCTTGTGCAGCTTGTAACCACGCTCTGGAAAAACTTTCTCGGCAAGAGGACAATCGTTGAAGTAATACAGGAGAAAGCGCAGCACATCACGGTTGTTGTCGTCAATGACAAACTTACGATGCTGATAAGCGAGTACCTTGTTGGCTATCGTAACGAACAATCTTGCGTGTGCTTGATACACTTCCGGGATTTCAAGGAGTTGCCGTTTCTGTTCAGCCTTTCGCACATCGCTGAGAACGCGAGCCATGACGGTCTCAACAGACGAAACACCAATATTGACAAGGGCAGCACGTTTCCGTTCCTCCTCGGTCTTAGGCTCTGCGGCCATACGCTTTTCGTGTTCCTGCTGTGCAATCTTCAAGGCTTCTCTGTCGGCACGTTCTTTGCGAGCGGCCTCATCATGAGCCATCCAATCCTGCATTATATCTCCAAACTTTTCCATAATCAGATGTCTTGGCCACCAAAGCCACCACCAAAGGAGTAATCAGTAGGAGCGGCCTCTGCCTGTTTGTTATTATTCTGTGCTTCGGTCTTGTCGCGACTCTTAATTCTCATTGAAGATATGAGGTGACGCGACCAATCGCTATAATCACGATGTGTAGTGTCTGACAATTCCCATTCGGCCACAACAGCATCGGCCAACGTGCGCAAGCGGTCTATATCACCGTGGCCAAAGCCAAAGTTTTTGCATAACAGTTGCAGGTTTGCACTGTGATTGTTTGCGAAGAACTCTTTTAGCCATTCCGCATTACTGTTAGATGTTTGTTGCACGGCAGGTGCTTTAGGTTCGGGCGGCGGTGCCACCGGCGGTTTGGGAACAGCCTGTTTCTCAACCTTTGCAGATTTAGCAGCCGCTTTGCTTGTGGACTTTTGCCGAGGCTCATCCGCTAACAAGGAATACTTGTCAATCCGGCTCATGCGCTTGTTGAGGCGTTGAATGTTGCAATAGCGAACCTGAATACCTTTCGATGTCAAGACTCTCTCCGTTTCATACAGTTTCTTGTCAAACAACCCCAACGCCAGGCAGGTATTAATAACTTCCGATACATACGCCTCATCAAAGCCCGAGATTTCCGAACCAATGAAAGGCAACTCATCATCCCACTGCATGAAGTACCCATTTTTGTAGATAAGACAGAGCAGGAGAGCATATACCGTAACAGCTTTGCCACCTTGACGCTTGATTAGTTTGCGTATCTTGATGTCTTGAAAAAAGTCTATATCAAAGGGGAAGTATTCAAGTCCCGATTTTGCTATTCGTGCCATAGCCGTACTGATTAAATTTCTACGATTGATATTCCATGAACATGGAGCATCAACTTTCGTTTGATTATATATTCCTTTGTGCGGACTCCCTTTGTGTCCTCGACCACGGTAACGCCGCCACGTTCATATACGAAGTCGGCGTAATAGGAACACTCCTTTTCTAAAAGGTTTCCCTCGGTGTCGCGTTGCGCTGGGATAAGCACATACTTTACTTGCTCGCGGAGATTGGAGATAAGGCCGGCGCGCTGCATCAGCTTCAGTTTGTTGGCACGGCGGTGCTCCTTTCGGGAAGCGTGAGTACCCGTCTTTTTAGCACCGTATTTATTGCGCTTCTTAGGTAAAGCCGGTCAGCGCGTAGGGCCTTGAATTCGTCAATCGTCATCGTCCTTTGGCTTGGATTTATCAACAATAACAGTTTCCGGGACTATCTCCGTGCCTTCAGAACTCTGGACTTTCGCAGACACCTTCATACCATCCGGCACAGTGTCTCGGAACTTCTTTACAGCACGTTGCAGTTTTTTGTCAGAGGTAACGGCATCCAATATGGTCTTTGTTGTTCGTTTTGAATTGACAGACTTAACACCTACGGACTTTGTGCCGTCTGCAGAATAGACATACACGTCCATGATGCGTGTTTCATCGAGTGTTGCAATCTCATAGTCGGCCATTGTTCCTTTCATGTGAGAAACCAATGTGTTGTGAGCTGCATTGATAGAACCGGCATTGATGATATAATGAACAGCCTGTTTCTTCTCCTTGCCGGTCTTTTCATCTATCAATATGAGATTGATTTTAGCCTTGAACCATTTGTCTGCCACCTCGGACGCACGAGAGTTGGCGCGCGTGAGTTTCTGAACATTTGCGTCCGTTTCAGAATTAAGATTGTACTCGTCAAATACAATTTCAGAGTAATTTGTGCGCTTGATAGTAACGACATCAAACTCGCCGGAGATAAACGGTGTTACCTCACTGATTATTCTCGCCTCTGCCTCTGTGAATGTCAAAGCGTCCACCAAGTAGAGTTCCGTTACTTTCTTTACCATGCCGTTCTCCATCATCTTGTCGAACCGCACACCACATTCATAGAGCATCATTGTTCAAATGTTTTTTAAGTTGGCTACTGATTTTGAATTTCACTGTACGCTGTGCCGGCACCACCACGGTAGTACCCGCGTTGATGTTACGCGCCTTGCGCTCCTTTGTGGTCTTGACTTCGAGAGAGCCAAAGCCACGGAGGTACACGTTCTCGCCACGAGCGAAAGCGTCTGTAAGAATGTCGGTCACACCGTCAACGACATGGAGAGCCGTAGACTTAGGCAGGTCGGCGATACGTTTGCAGAGTTCTGCTGCGATGTCATTTCTTGTCATGATTAGATGAATTTGAAAGTTGTTTTTTGATTTTACGATTTATCTTATCTCTTAATTGGGCTATTGCCCAGGCATGAGTGCTATTCCGTAGTCCTTTCAACGACTTGTAGTGTTGTTCTGCAATATCAAGGCAGGAGAGAATGCGATCCATATCGGAGTTACTGACTTCAACCATAGTCGAGGAAAGAATTAACAAGTTCGTCAAAGTACATTTCATCGGTCGGTATATCATCATCGGAGGCCATTATCTGATTGGCTATGCTCCGTTTCTTATGGATGATGTTATAGAGTACCGGGTCAATGGTATTGCGTCCGATAAGGTAGTAGCAGTTCACGTTGTTCTTTTGGCCTATGCGGTGCGCTCTGTCCTCACATTGGCAGCAGTCGGCATAAGTCCAAGGAAATTCAACGAAAGCCACGTTTGATGAGGCTGTGAGCGTAAGACCCACACCTGCGGCCTTGATGGAGCAGATTATCAGTTGTGCCTTGCCGGACTGAAAGGCATCGACAGCGGCCTGTTTCTCTGCAAGGCTGTCATCGCCGGTTACACGGACGGCATCCGGGAACTGTTTTTGCAGAGCCTTTACAATCTCTTTGAGCGAGCAGAACACGATGAGAGGTTTGCCGTTGGCCAAGAAGTTGCGAATGAAGTCCGTTGCCTGTTTCACTTTGCCCTTTGAAGCGAGCGAGCGCAGTGTCATGAACTTGACAAGAGCCTCCATGCGCATCTTGCGGCGTATCTCTCGGTCTGAGCACTGGGTGTATTCACGGAGATAGGCGGCGAGGTCGGCGGCTGCAAGGTCGTATTCCTCACGGTTGGAAATCTCGACATGGAGGTCGGTGCGCTGCTTGTCGGGCAACTGCGTGAGGACTTTTGCTTTCTCGCGGCGTATCATACAGGTGTCGTAGAGTTTTGCCGACAACTCCGAAAGGTTCTCATTCTCGCCGTAGTCGGCAAGAAACTTGCCCCGGCCACCGAAGTCGGATAGCAATCGTCCCATAATTGCGAGCTGCGCCACGAGGTCTTGCGCATGATTGACAACCGGGGTGCCGGAGAGCAGTATGCGCCACTCCTTACCCTCGACAATTCCGCGTGTGAACATTGTCTGTTGTGCGGATGGGTCTTTGAGGCGGTGGGACTCGTCCATGATTACAGATTTGAAGATGTTGATGTCACGATTGAAAACAACATCTTTGAGTGAGAAAGTCTTGCCACCTTTGATGTCCCACACAAAGAACTTCTTCAGACTTTCATAATTGACAATGGCCACATGAAACATACCCATGCCGAGAAGATACGGCCACGATGTGCGAGTAGCATTGTCAAGCACAAGAGCCTTTTTGTTTGTGAACTTCTCAAACTCGCGCTGCCAATTGATTTTCAGAGAGGACGGACAGATTACCAAGCAAGGGTAAGCGGAGGCAGTATCGACAATGCCAATGCTCTGCAAGGTCTTTCCAAGTCCCGGCTCGTCACCAATCAATAGACGGTGGCGGTCGAGGCCGAAACGGATACCCTCTTTCTGATATTCGTAAGGCTCTACACGGAGGTTATGTTTAAGGCTTGTCATTCTTTTGCTCAAATAATTTGCGATAGATTGCACATTTCTCATCGAAACTCATCTTTTCAGATGTCAGATGCCCGGCGCGAAACTCGTTGATTTTATCTTTTAGCGTATCACTCATAATGCTAAACACCAATACTGAAATGCCAATTCAAGATACTTATCACGTCCACGCTGATATACAGGGTCGTCGCGGCGTATGCGAGTGGTGAACACGTTGCAGTTGCGCTTGCTGATTGCATAGATGAAATCGCAGTCGGAGTGTGCGATGTCCATGTACCAAGCGCGGCTCCTGTCCCAATCGAAAAAGTCTATTGCGTCCTCAAATTCCTTTTGAGTTGAGGCTGCACAGGTCTTTAGGTCGCCGCCGAAGTGGTAGAGAGGTAGCCACCAATCCCATTTGCAGCGCGTATCGAGGGAGAAAGGAAAACCGCCATACTCAAACGCCTGGGCTTGATTGACCATGAACCGCTGAGTTTCGGCCTCCTCCAACACTTTTGCGAGAAAAGGGTCATGCCGGGCTGTCATTCGCAGGGAACGGTACATTTCCTTTGCATGGCGGAACTCCTCTTCGGTGTATTGCTCATTATCTACCGTCAGTTGGTAGTAGTTCACTCTGTCCGGCTCAGTGATGATGGCATCAACGAGAGAACCGAAGCGGAAAGCGGCCTCCTTTACACCCGGCGGCATGGGCACCGGCTGTAACATATTCTTTAGTTCCGTTAGGTCTGAGTTGCTGACCTCGGTACGGTTGTAGTATTCATCGGGATTGTGGCTCATAACATGATATTGTGTGGAATTTGCAGATTACCTTTATATCCTAAAGCCGAAAGATGTTCCATGATCATACGAGGTGGGAACTTACTCAACTCCTCATGATATATCGGCTCAATTCTGCTTTTAGAGCCAGTTTCAGATATACGTTTAGCTCTGCAAGCCTTACACTCGTTAGTGTACCCATCCTTGGATTTACCATGACGAAGAAACTCCGTTACAGGCTTCTCAACGCCGCAGCATGAGCACCTCTTTGTCTTTATATCTTCCATAATTACTTGGCTTTAACTTCGTCCCTGTATTCTACATCACCAATGAACATCGGGCCGTCTTTGGAGTTGGCCGCTTTGTTGGCAAAGGTGATTTGCTTCTTGAACTCCTTGGATAGTTCCTCAACGGTCTTTTTGCAACCCTCCTGTGAGAACCAAAAGGCTACCACTTTCATGATGTCCTCGGCTGATGAAATAACAACCTCCTTTTTAACCTGCGTCTTTGGCTGGTAGGTTGCAGGAGTGGCAATCGGCATACCGAAAAGGCCGTCCATCTGCTGTTTCTCGGCCGCAAGTTTGGCGGCTGCTGCTTCCTGCTTTTCGCGCTCAAGGCGTTCAGCATCTTTGCGAGCGGCCTCCTCGCGTTCCTTAGCCTCCATTTCGGCCTTAATCCTTGCGGCTTCCTCGGCTGAGGCTTTGGCCATGCGTTCAAGTTCCTTCTTCTTGGAGGGCATACGGTCGAAAATATCATCACGAGTGCTTTGTACCTCAAAGGGGAACTGCTCCTTGAAACGGTTGGTAAGGCCGGCCATTACGTTGGCTTGGATAGCGCGACACTCGTCCGGGGTGAGTTCCGCAGGACGGTAGGCATTACTTACAACAGTCTGACACCATATTTCTGGCAGTTCGCAGTTGTACTCCTTGACACCGTCAAAGATGATTTCGTAATTGTCGAGGGTGAGCTGCTTATCCATGTCGGTAAGTTCGTTGATGCTCTTATTGACAAGCGCATTGAACTGTTTGAGGTAATCTTCCTCAACATCGGCACGGTAACGCGCCTTTGCGTTCTCCTTTGCCTGTCGTGCAGCTTCAGCACGGCGGCGGCGTTCCTCCTCCTCATGTTTCTTCTTGGCGAAAGCGTTGCGGTATGCCTGTAACTGATTGGGGATAGAGTCGGCCTTTGTTGGGTCTACATCATTCTCCATTGAGGTGTAGACCTTGCGTATTTGGTCGAACAGTTGTGTTACGGGAGTTCGCTTACCGTTCATCTTCTTTACGGTAACCTTTGCCTTTTCGATGAACTTTGCTATCTCCATGTCGAGGGCATCTGACATACCCTCTGTCTTTGCTCTTTCAAGCAGTTGTCTACCGGCTTCCAAACAGCGGAAGTGGGAAAGTGAGTTGTCTTTGTAAGACTGCGGAGCGAGTTCTGCAATCTGTTGCACATTCTTCGGCTCGAAGATGGTTAGTGCCTGTGAGTTGTCTGCCATGATTGATAATGTTTTATGGATTACACGGTTTTGTTTTGCTGTATTCTGTCATGATGCGAAGCCGTGTGCAGTAGTGTCCGTTGAGAGTGTTACGCACAAGCGGACACCCACTGCACGGCCTATTGTCGTTAGAAGCCCTCCTCGTCATCTGTGTTTACGGTTACACCCTGCGGCGGCTCGTTGTCGCCGAAAGGCTGAGGTGCAGCGTCCTGGGGCTTGTCTATTACTTCGCCGGTTTCCGGGTCTACTCCGTAGATGTCCTCGTCAGAGAGTTGTGGCTGCTCGTCTACCTGCTGTGATTGGAGTTCGGTGCCACGACCGATACGAACCTTGGGATAAGACTTGAAAGCGTGTTTGATGCACTTGGCCATCAAGAAACCGGGGTCAATGTGGACGATGCCTTTCTCGTCCATTCCGTAGAGGTCGTTGGCCTTTCCGTTGGGATTAGCCTTGGAGCGGTTCTGTTTCATGGAATAACCGGCGAGGCGACACCAATCCTCGGGGAACATCACGGCATAGTCAATAGATCCATCAGCGCGAGTGATGCGCAGATAACAGGCCGTGATTGTGTGGCCGGTGTGCGGCAGGTTGCAGGTGTAGGACACTGATTTGCGACCGTCCACATCCTTGAAAGAAAACTCGTCATTGTCGTAGACAAGCACAGGGTTGTCAGCATGGCGTATCTGGCCGGCGCGTGTACGCATTACCAATTCTCCATAGGCCGACACGGTGAGGACGCAACGACCCTCCCACTTGGCATTTTCTCTTGTTCCGATATTGACATTGCGACCCATGAGGTAAGCAAGGGCGCGTGTTCCGGGTTCAAGCGACAGGCCACAGACAGCAAGGTCGATAAACGCGGTGAAGATGCTGAACGGTGTGGCACGTTGCAGCTTTCCGTTGTCGTTATCTCGGAGAGCCTTGTTGAAGTGGATGCTTTCACGCTGATAGGCTGCTTCGCCATTGCCCCACAGGGTTTCGTAGATTTGCGTAAAGCGTTCACGCACCACAGGATGCTCGACAATTTCGAGCGGCTTGAGTTGGTTGATTTCCTCAACCGTCATTTGTAGGTTGCCCATGATTGATGATGTTAAATTGTTAAACTTCTGCGGATTGCCATGATTGAAAATGGAGGCCACGCTTTGGTCGGCTGTTACCTCGCTGTCTGCGCAGCCTCCGTGGTTATCAATCATGTAGCAACTACCGCTACATTGTAGCCTCTGAGGGAGTCGAACCCTATCTCCAAGAACCAAAATCTTGTGTGCGACCGTCACACCGAGAGGCTGAGCCATTACATTTTCGCAATGTAGAAGCGTATGCGTTCAGTGGTGTTTGTGCTTGTCACATAGTCGTAGGAGAAATCATCCTTAGAACCTTGTGCGTTCTTGTTGAGGTTTGGACGCTGAAGAACGTGTCGCCACATTTCATCGAGTTTCTTCCGGGCTTCATTCTTTGCTTTGTGGTTACAGGCTTCCTGCGTGAAGCGATGAATGATGCGAGGGTGCTTGCCGTCATTGGTCTTGTATATTGCGTAATCCATTGTGAGCTGCTTATTTGGTGAGATAATCTTGTTCTGTTCTCTGCAACAGGCGGAGGTCTGCCATGCGATACTCTATTTTGCCCGGACGCTTATAGGGTTGGACTTTTCCGTTTCGCTTCCAACGGTCTACATTCTTGCGCCCGAAGATGCCATAAGCCTTGCGCTGTGAGATATATTCCGGGTCGGCTGCATCACTTTTCATCATGCGTACCACTCGCGCAGAGAGGTCACTCATGAATGTTTCGTAGGTGACGAGCTTGTCAGAGAACTGTATGTTTACTGTTGGAGGCATATCGTGATTAGAGTTCGTTCGGATTAGGATTGTCCATAATATCATCACATAGTTTGTCACAAGCCATTATCCAAGGGTCTATCTTGCTCCAACGCTTGTAGAGTTTGGCAACAACAAAACAGGCGGCGATGCCGAGTGCCTTGTCAATGAAGAAGTGGATAGTCCACGCAAAAAGGCTTTCGTCCATTTCCTCACCGCAGATGAACAACATTGCGAATGAGCAGAGGATGAACAAAATGGAAATACGGATAATAGAGATTTTCTTATTCATGATGTTTGGGTTTAATTGGTTCTGAACATGGTGGAACTTTGGCGTATTCGACATAACCACCTCGTTTTGTGCAGTAAGTGCCGTTGAGTGCATTGTACGACCATCGGCAGGTAGCGCAGAATTGGTTTGTCATCGTACTTGTCTTAGGGTTATTGGTTTCCGTGACACAACATCATTAAAAATGCCATCGCAGTATGTGGCAATGTTGAGACCTGTTCGCCTGTTTCGTATCTCAATCTGAGTGTTGAGTAGGTTTGTTCCAACATTGATGACGAGCAAACAGTCCTTTTCTGCCATTCCGCCCACTTTTGCATTACGGACGATTTGGCAAGCGTGGCCAACAGCGAGCGCAGTATCACGGTCAGCATTTGCAAGGCTTTTGGATGATGGTTGGATAATATAATTCATAATGATTTTTAAGATTTAATGTGACTAACGGAATAGGTCACGCCGTTGTCTTCTGATGTTACTTTGTACTCCTCGTATCCTGCGGCCTTGTTGAGGCGGCTGACACAAGATTTTGCGCTTGCCATAGGACCGGCAACACGACAATCATACGTCACTGTCATTCCCGAAGGAATGGTTTTGAAACTATCCGTCAAAGAAACTCTTTTAACGAGATAAGGTTTTTGCTGCGTAAATTCTTTGGTTTTCTGCATATTATTTTGTACTTTTGCGGTTAAACTCAGCGAGTTGCGTTGCTATATCTCCGATATTGCACTGCAAATATAGCGATATAATTTGAGATATAGCGATAATATCTCAATAAATCGCAGTTGTTTAACATTATTTAACGGTATTATGGCAAAATATCTCAACTTAAAGCAACTCCGACAGTCACTCGGGTTAAGCCAAGTGCAACTCTCTAATGAGGTTGGTTTGGCACAAGGGTACATATCAGAACTCGAAAAAGGGAAAAAACAAGTCACTGATGAAGTGGTAACAAAATTGCGTAGCAGATACGGTGAAGACATCGTTGAGCAATGGATGCAGGAAAGCCCTGCTGTTCAACAGACAGTAGAAGGAGAAAACAATAATTTCTCCGGCACGGGTGATGTAACCGTCCAAAATGGGGATAGTATTCCGTTGGAAGCATTCAATAAAATGCTTGCAGAAATTGCTGAGCAAAGAAAAATCGTGTCGAAATCGCAAGAACAAATAGACAGACTTCTAAACCTGCTTGAGAGTAAATGAAGTATTTATCTCAGTTAATATTAATCTTTCTTGCATCGTGTTCAACGAAGCAGAAAGATGTTGGACAGTTCGTCTATGTGGATTGCTTCAACACCATTCATGTCGATAGGGAATGCGCCTCAACATTGGCTGAAAATCCGAAGACAAAGGAGGAACACATGGCAAATATGCAAGGAATTCAATTCGTAGATACCAGCAATCTCTGTTTTGATAGTTGGCGTAATGTAGGAGTCATGAGACCATGTCAATATCAATTTTGCCCTAAATGTGTTGATGATGAAGCATACAAACATATCAATGCGATTATGGACAGAAACACAGCAAAAACCGCCAACATATTGACCGCAAGAAAACGCGATAAATCAATTTTGAATGTCGAAATGATAAATCCTACCACCAAGACAGAGAAAGCGATTGTAGCGTGTCCTAACGAGGAAATAGAGGCATATTTGAAGCAACAGATATGAACGGAGAATTTCAATACAACGAAACAACCACGCTGATGGACGAACTTAAAGCCGCAGCATTTGAGTATTTGCTACTCAATCCCGGCTCTGAGTTCGGAGATTGGCAGCAGGGAATGATAGAGCAATACCCCACGGAAGTTGTCGATGCACTCGGCAGCAACCCCGAGGAGGGTATTTGCAGACCTCGCCGACCTGTGGGAGACTGACTACAAAGACCCAAAGACCGGCATGGAGCAGAAGCTAAGCGAGTGGGCTATGTCATTCGCAAACGAGTATTCCGTAGGCGTTTACTACTTTCTTGTAGACGCTTGCACAAAAATAAAAGAGCATGAGAAAAACGAGTGATGTCAGATTGTTGTCCGCAAATCGCCAAGTGACTATCGACAAGGAATTCATAACCCGGGCGCAGGCAGCAGTGGAAGATATGTAATGACATGCTGGATAATAAGAAACAGGCGTCAGGTGGTAC